GAACCCTACTATATTGTGTCCTGCAAGGGTACACATCTGGCGCGGATTCTTGTATTTGGTAAACCATTTCTTGCATGTACTGTATATCTCTTTCAATGGTACCGCATTCTCTTCCTGGACCTCTCTTGTTATGCCATGTACTGCCGTTGCTTCTTCCGAATATCCTGCAAGACCTTCCTTGTAGTCATACGGAAATATCATTTCCACACGGTCTATTATTTCCAACTTTTTCATGTCTATACACGACATAGCCATTTCAACCAAAGGAATATCCAAAAAAGCCTGCTTCTCCTTACTTGGCAATCCTCCGGTTTCAAAGTCATAGAAAATCACGAAATTACTACTTGTTTTCATGTAAATAAATTTTACTCTTCCTCCACTACCGGGTTATTGTCATTTTCCAATACGTTGTACATCTTAATTGTACAATGCTTTTTAGGTGTTACCACAATCTCGTTTCCTCCCAGATATTCGGGTAGATGTCCTCTCATTATATATGCCTGCACATCATTACGGGTAAACCGTTTCCCGTTCTGCTTCCGGAAATTATCATTCATCCAGATAAGCAATCCTTTCGCATTTACATCTTCTATTAAAAATTTTCCCATACTTTTATTTTATTGTTAACAATCTTTCAAAATCCCTGTCCCGGTCTTCCTCACTCTTATACACTACCCATAAGTTCTTTATAGGGTTATCCTTGAATGACGCGCTTTCATCTGCCAGCTTGTTTATCACTATAGCCGGGTTTCCGTCCGAATACCAGTCTTTTTCATACGATATAATAAAATACTTCATAAGGGCGTGTTCCCCGTCACTGAACACAAACATTCTGCCTTTTGAACGTTCCTCGTATTCTTTCCATGCTTCAACTTCTTTCTGAAATATTTCCGCTTTTTCGCTATTAGGGTTTTCCAAATAGTCTATTATCTTTTTGGATATCCTTTTCAGTCCTATAGCGTTGAACACTTCCGCACATCCTATTAATATATCAACGTCTTTTCCCATGTTCTTTCTCCAAAAGTTTTTCTATCCTTTCTTCCGGTATCTGATTCTTAAGACTTTTCCTGTCTCCAAAATCGTATATCTGATGGCATTCCATACATGCCAGAACTATGTTTTCCGGGTCACAGCGCAAACCTGGGTGTGCTCCTCGGCTCAATATATGGGAGAAGAAAATAGGTTTCATTTCAAGACCCAACCATTTTCCGCAATGGAAACAATAATGGGGATTCTCCTCCCATACCTTGACAAACACTTCATTAAGCCTGTTTTCCTCTTCCTTCAATGAAGCTCGGTTCAGTTTCAATTTCTTTCTATTGTCGTAGCATTCCTTACATAACCATCGGTTACGGTCGTATATGAAATGGTTCTCCTTACAAGAAACACACGGTCTTACTTCTTCCTTCACTGTCTTGGTAATTATATACATGTTTACACTTGTATCTATTTGTTAATAAATTTCTTAACTGGGTTATACCCAAACCCTCTATAGAGTGGCATTGCTGCATCCCCTTTTACTTTTCTCATGATGTTGTAGGCTCCGTTTATATCTGCATTTAGCAAAATTCCGTCCCTTGTTCTGAAAAGACCTCTTTTTACTCTTTTCCCAACATAACTATCATGATGTTTTACCTCTTCTAAATCTAAAGAACTGCATTTCGACGTGTGAGATTCGTTTATTTCAACAAATCTTAGTCCTTGTCTTTCAGATTTGTACCTTAACATTGATATGAACGTTTCAAACGGAATTGAAACAAAATTCTGATTGTTTCTTTTACTCATATTCACTTCCTGTTTCCATCCGTCATTATGTCCCACTATCAATGTAGTTATATTGTCTTTCAAGCACGTATTTACAATCTCCTTGCTTGCCTTATGCAAATAATCCTTGACCTTATTGTTTCTCTTTCTTGTAAGGTTCATTAACCGTCTCGAATTTTCCTTTCCATTTGTTTTCTTTAATTGTGATTGAACTTTAGCTTTTTTCTTGTTATAATACTGGTTGACAGACTTTAATTTCTTTCCATCTACCAAAACAACCTTGTTACTCGTATTCGTTACAATAGAAGCAAGGTTGTTAACTCCCAAATCAATAGACATATATCTATTGTTATCCGGTAACTGTTCCTTTACTTCTGATTCATATACCAGTTCTATTACATAACAATTCGGTTTAGGTACAAATCTTATTTGCTTAACCGTTCCTTCCTTGCATCTGGTTTTCAATGGTTGTAAACCTTCTTTCTTTGGAAAGTAAATATATTCTCCTTTATGTCTGAATTGCACATAAGAATAAGAAAATATATTTCTTCCTTTTGTTTTATGCTTGTATTTCGGGAATTTAGGGCATCCGGTAAATTTCTTGTTATCCCTTTTCCATGCTTTAATGGCTGAAAAATAAGATTTCAGATTTCTATCCAAAGCCATTAAAATTTGTTGGGAAGAGGAACCACTCAAAGCCCTAAAATCAACGTTGTTTTCTGCAACCATCTTTTTGTTAAGCTCCACAGACCTTATCCATTTCCCGGAAACAAGGAACTCTTGCTTTATGATATACAAAGCCGCGTTATACAAGTTCTTGGATAGAAAACAAATCCGGTCTAAATCCTTGTACCTCTTATCATTAACTGTTATTATATGTTGCTCCGTTAAATACATATCACAAATATAAATAGAATATTTTAAATTTCCTATTTATTTATATAATTTTTAGTGCAAAGTTCTATATAGTTACCCACTGTCTTTTTCATGGCACAAATATACAAATATTATTTTATAACATAAACTTTTATTATGTCATTTTTCACAAGCCTTGTAAAATATACAATCCTTACATCTGTCTTTGTCAAACAGCCATCCTCCGTACTGGCTGCAAAGTATAAACCCCTTCTCCTTATTCCAATACTTTTTCCTCAACATCTCCCTGTATCTTTCCGACAAACCTTCTTCCTCCTCCTTAAACGGGCTTATCCAGCCTCTTTCACGTTGGTATTTATTGGCTCTGAATACTTGGTATTTACCCCTCTTATTCCATTTCTCTATCGCCTTTGGTCCTATCAAATTATAGGGGTCAAACATCATTTCCTTATATCGGCTGTTCTCTATCATTGACCCTTGAAACACCATATATTCCCATAATGCCCTATTAGAGGAAATCCCGGTCTTTTCCCAGAACTTTTCCATAAGTTCTATTTTTGACCGGGTTCTCTTAAGGTTGGGGGTATAGTTGAAAAGATATTCTATTATCCTTTCAATGGCTGTTTCAATTCTCTTGTTCTCCCCACAATCTTTTTGCTGTATCATAATTCTTTTGCATTTCATTAACCGCCTTCTTCGCATAAGTCAAAGAATAGGAGTGTTCCCGTGGATATTTTCCGGACTTCAAACCCTCGTGGTATTCTTTGGCTTTCTCTAACTTGTGCTCGTAATAGTCTATACTTTCCGGCATGGACAGATTGATTACCTCCGCTTTCTTTTCCCAATACTCGGCAACCCTTTCATGTTCCTTTACCTTATCCATACACTCAACCATTTTCCCAGTGTTTTTCCAAGCATCGTCAATCATTTTTCTATGTCTTCTTTCGCTGTGATGCCCGACCTTGATAGGTTCTCCTAATGAGAGGAAATCACTATCTTTATTGGATTTCTCGTAATACTCATTACTCTTTTGCTCTGCCGAAGCCGCCCACATTCTGCGTCTTTCTGCTCTTTGCTTCGCCCATTCCTGGACATTGAACCCGTCTGCACGTACTATCGAATAGTAATAGAATCCGTCCTTTTCGTATATCAGATTGAAAACAATACATTCGTTTTCCTTTCCATACTTGGTCGTTACTTCGATAACTTCTCCCTTTTCATACTTTTCTTCGCACTTTGCTAAAAATACATTCGGACAAAACTTGCTGTAAACGTTCATAACTTCAAAATTTTATTTGTTTGACAATCAAAAATTATTAGCCTTAAATTCACCTCTTAACTCTCCGTTTCTGTACATTCTTACAGAAGCAACAACTACTGTACTGGACAAATAACGTCCGACATCATTTCTCAGTTTTTGTTCCAAAGCTATAGCCTTTGCCATTGATTTAGTTCTTTTCTTCAATACCTTATTAAATCCGAAAACTATATCTTTCGTTTCAATCTCAAAGCTATATACATTTGAAAACAACACCTTTTTCAAATCTTCCGTCATTCTTTCTACATTTGATTTCATAACCTTATCTTTTTTATTTGTTTGACTTTTCATTTTTTGGTTCCCTCATCAGAACCACATTGCAAAGATAATATTATGTTATGAGATACGCAAGTACTTATGTATAAAATGTTAGTTTATTAACATTATTTCACAATACCAATAATTCATTATAATAAAAATAATTTACAAATTACATAACATTTTATTATTCTGAAATTAATCCTTTTGTAATTATTTATAACCAAAATAAAAGGGAGTTACTAAATTGTAACTCCCTAATTATCAATTGTTTATAATCAAAATTAAAGTTCCAAAGTTGATATAGGGTAAAGATAAATCCCGCTGATATTGTAACCAGCAACCCCGGATTCCTGTAATGAAAAATTTTGATTATTTACAAAACACGGATTCAACATACACATAGTCTGTCCGGTAGGGTCTACTGCTGTCACCATCTTTGTAGTCGAATCCTGGCTCTGAATTGTCTTGCTATAAATAGCAATGGCAAAACCAAGCTCGCCCAAAATCAAGGTGTCTACAATAGACTTGACGGAACCAAGACGGTGCATCATGCCTTCCATTACTGGCTGTTTGAAGTCAATAAAGAATTGGTCTACCGTCCATGTGCATTGATACTGTACGGCCGGAACCTCCTGGTTAAGGAGTGAGCCAAGCCCTTGTACATTCGCACGGGTGATGTTTTCTGCAAATTGCAGATTACGAACAAACCCGGCTACTTGATTATCTATTTTAATATACGCTTTAGGCGCTGTAAAAACTGCCATAATCTTTTATCTTTTAGGGTTTGTTTTATCCACGAATTAAGTAACCTGTAAAGAACAACTTGGTGATTTCGTTATTTACCACAATTTTGTAAGTGGTGAAATAAGCGTCTTCCTTTCTTGTTGTCACTACGTCCTTGAACGACAAAATCAGATTGTCTTGTGCATCCGTTGCAGTTCTTGATTGCAAGTATGCCACAGTCCAGTCTTTAACCGCTCCTGCTGTCAGTGTATTGGCGTTAACACCGTTTTCCTGTCCCAGCAAGTCAAGCGTTGCATTTACAATCAATTCCTTATTGATTTGTGCGACAATACGCATAAACTGGATAGAATAGGACTGTCCTTTTGCGTTGAACAAGTTTGCGTTGTCCTGCAATGTATTCACACCCTGCAAGATATTGAACTTTCCGGTGTAGTCGTTCAATACGGTTGTTAAAATACCGTATTTCAATGCCTTCTTCTTCTCTGATTCAGTCAACGCGTGTTGCAGTCTGTCAACTCCGATTGACTTGAATGTAGGCGGTACATAAGGCGGTTTTCCACTGATACGACCCACAATCGCACACAAGTTATACATTACACCCCACCAACGGATTTTCTGCGCATCGAATGCAGATACCACACCAGCGCCACCGTGTACAAGCTGCACAAACGAGCTGTCAAACTTTTTCGCCAAATCGATTTCCTTCGAGAAATCCGCTCCCTTGTCATATCCTGCCACATAGAGAAAATGCTGGAACTTGGCTACTCCGTTCATGTGTGTAAGGTATGCATGGGTTGTTGCCGAATATGCATTGTCTCCTACCTGGTCCAGAATGACGTTACTGTAGTCCAGACCTACAATCTGGTCCAGTACAGCGTTAAAGTCGTCCATATCGAAACTTTCTGTACCTCCTTCCGCCAAAATATAAGGCTTACCACCCAATGCCGTCGTAATGCCCCCTTCAGTAATCTCACCGTCGCCTTCCACTTTAGTAGACGGGTCAAGCACGAATGCCAAAGCAAAGTTGGAATCGTTCTGTGCCCAATCCACAAGTTCCTGCATAGTGCCGAATTCCGGTGATTCAAGAACCAACTCGGGGTCACTGTTTTCCTGCGTGATGTCTCCGTAGGGTAAACCATCGCTGTATGTTCCGGTATATGTACCTCTCCAGAACTGCAAAATCCACTTGGTAGCGTCTTCTCGTCCTGCGATAAAGTTCATACCGTAACCCTTTGTTAATAACTCGCCGTTCAATAACGAACCGTTGGCTACCAAACCTTCGTCCAATGTTTTTACCGCAAACGTGCCTCCTGCTGCCGTCGCAAACGTCATTTTTGCACCTGTAGTTGTCGCTGCACGAACAAATTCAAGTTCGGAAATTCCTACTGCATCGGGGTTTGAAGGGTCCGGTGCAAACAGAGCTTCGGCAACTCTCCACCAAAGACCTCCCTTCATGAAAGCACGAAAATCCGCGATATTGTCGAAAGTATAGATAGCGTTCTGTCCCTGCGCATTCTCGCCATTGATACCAGCACCGCCACCAAATCCGGCTGAATACTTTCCTGTATCAATAATAAGGACTTTTCCATAGTCAAGATTTCGTGCCGGGTTCATTTCCCCACTTACAATAGTGGAGTAGACACCGGGCAATGAAATCTGCCGACCGTTGAAAATAAACGTTGATGCCATATTATTTTTCTTTTATTAGTCCACGAAATTCTGCAAGAACTTCCCTATCAAATCCTTACATTCATACATTTTCGGTATAAAGGTAAACAAATTTCTGCCTCATACCAATTATTTAGTCACAATTTTATCAATGTCCGATTCTACACCGGGTAACTCATAGTCTCTTTGATAATTGTCCCCACCCCATTTATCGGCTGCTATCCCTGCATTCTCGAATGCAATCTTGTTAAGCAATTCTTCGTTTACCAGTGTTCCTACAATCTGGTCCAAAGTCAAGTCAAGCCTTACAGACTTTATGAATATAGGAATAGGCAGTACGTTCTGGTTTGTCATTAATTCCGTTATCCTCACCTCTACCAAATCGTATTGGGTAGAAAGCCAGTTGTAGGAACCCATTATCAACGCATACAGAACTTCCGACATAATTATACTTTCCAGCATGTTGTCCGACAGACACATTATTTCAAAGTTATGGAAACGGCTGTCTCTTATCTGCCATGCGCCACCGTCGTATATCTGCCCGTTCATTTTCCCTATGGAATTGGTTGCTCCCGGGTCCGCTCCCGGTTCCCTTATTACATAAGCTGGCAATCCCGTATTGTCTTTCGGGAATTCAAACAGCACCCTTAAATTGCGTGGGTTCGTCATTCCTCTTAAAAACAATTTCTTCGCCTGGTCGTAAAAATCAAAATTCCCTTCCTTCATTCCATTAAGAAGTCTGTATAGGAAAGTATTCTGTTCATCTCCTTTGTGCAGTCTGTAATCTTCCGGTATATAGTTCAATATTGAAACTATAAACTGCTTTACTTTTACAATTTCTATCATAAGCCTTTAATTTGTTTTAATGCCTCGTCTATCGCCATTTCTGCAACATATTCTATCTGCGCCTCTTCCAAAGCCCTATCCATGAGTTTTTTGGCTGTTATACCACCATTAAACCAACTTGTAGGGTCTGACTTGTCGCTAACTCTTCTGAATGTCATATACTGACCTCTCTTTTCCTGGTCCGAACTTCGAGCCTCAACCCTTACAAGACCTTCATATTTTGCCGACTTGTGCATGTATTCCGGTACGTTCAGTCCGGGTATGTTTATTTCCTTCCGGCTTCCCTTTACTTGCTGGCTTATCGGCAAGTCTGCAAGCTTCAACGGCTGTCCTCCTGCATTACGTGCCATATCGTACACATCTTTAGGCATAACAGAGCTAAATATTCCGGATTCCGCTATTGCTCCGGGTGTGGCGTGTCTGAACGGTATTGTCAGATACCATCCTAAACCGTCCTTCTTTATCTTTGCCTTGTCCGAACGCTGGAACCCTATCTTTTCATCAAAGGGTGTTGCTCCTTCTTCCAGCATCATAGGAAGCGGCCCTGCTGCCCTTGCAGACAGCACGAATTCTACAGAGGTGGCAGAAGTCCGGTCTACCTGCATGGCAGACCGATATATTCCCCGTGTCTGATGCAGTTCAGAATCCACAAGCGCATTCCATCTTCGCATATATTCCTTTACCACATCATCAACAAGACGTGTTCCAAGGAATTCCGCTTCTTGTGGTGTCAATGCGAATTCCGCAACTGTTTCCGATATGTCAACATATAGAGGTAACATCCTACTCTTCCGTTATATACCTTACATCACACCCGAATTTTGCAAACAACATCTCTATAAAATCACTGTCCGTTCCCGACAGACTTTTCCGGCTCAGTGTTACTACCGTTCCTATCTTATAGGATATCACGTCGTCCAACAACTTGTTGAACCCCTTTCTTTGCGCCAATGTAACGTTAAACGTCACATCCTTATATACATCTTTGGCGTGCAGTCCGTTTTCCCTGCAATACCTTTCCAATGCTTCTATATGCTTGTTAAGGTTATGCTTGTTCATGACCCTTGCATATATTACATTCTTTCTTTGTCCTTTAGACGCAATCGCATATACGGATTCGTCGTCGTAATCTATCCATTGTGTAGCGGAATTGTGGGTCTTTATCCTTCCTTCCTTTACATAATTGGATAATGTTGCCCGGCTTATACCAAGGACTTCCAAAACTTTCTTCGCTCTCATATACAAAATGTTTAAAAGTGTACAAATCTAAACATTTTCTTTCAAAGAAGCAAATTATATGTCTTCATTATATATCACACCGCTACCATCAAAATTAGGTTTCTCCATCGCTATAAGATGGCTTCTTCTTACAATGGCTTGAACCGGAAGCTCTATCTTATTGAGTTGTCCACTTTTCTTGTCAGTAGCCCATGAAGCGCGTATCTCATGCGGCAAGTCTATAACATGGTATTCCGGGTTATGCTTGTAATATACCGACACAAAACCGTTTTCGGGCAAAGCGTCTATCTCCATGTCCAATATGATACAATAGGGGTTGACGTCGCTTACATGTCCCTTGTCCGTCTTTATAAGAGGTTTGTTTGAAGCCTCAAACAGATACATAGCCAATACCTGTACTGGTTTGTATGTGGTAAACACAAACGGCTGTCCCATATCATCGTATCTTATAGGGAGATTTTCAGAAAAATACGATATTTCATTTCTGAAAGAAATCCTGTCATAATAGGATAAATTCGCCTTGTCTATATCCCTCACTGTTACCGCCATTGTACCTAAAAGCTCCTGGCTCCATGATTTGTATTTGTCGGTAAAATTAATCCCTGTTATCAGTGCTTTCGTATGTATCGCATTCACATAGAAATATCCGGTACCGAAACAATTCTGACAGTCCGGCAGTGCAGATTCTTTTCCATGACACGGGCAACGTAAAGCGCGCATTATCTCCACATCGTAACCTTTGGCTTGTATCGCCTGGTCGAACTCCGATTTGAAAAATTCCGGTCTGAAATTGCTCAATCCGGAAGACGGGGACTGTAATATGTTTCTTGCTTCTGGCATTTTATTTATTTATTAAAGATTCAACTTTGTTTTTCAATAATTCATCTGTATATTCATCTTTATAAATCCATATATACCCTCCTGCCGACAACCTTCTATGATTCAAGCAATATGTTATTGCAGATAAACTATTAAACATACAAAACAAATCTTTCCTCCTTTCCCACTCTTTTATAAATTCACCTTCTTTAGAAAATTGTAATATAGACGATAAAGATTTTCTTTTTCTTATATGTTTTTGCATTTCTATAATTCTATTCACTTCTTCATCTGAATAATTATCTTTTCTTATCCAAATAAATCCATATGCCTTTCTACATTTACCACATAAGCAATCCAAAATACCGCTTCCATTCACATTCAACTCTTCGCCTATTTTTTTATATCCAACAAACCATTCTTTTATAAAATTTCCTTTCAAATCTAACTGAATAATAGAACCTTCTTTTTCTATCTTCGTATTACTCATTTTTAATTTAGATTCTTTAGAATGATGTTTACCTTTCATAAAATGCAAATGAGTTTTTCTATATTCGTCCAAACTTTTCTTTGCAATTTCTTTTAATCTCAAAGAATTTCTAAAACCTTCTTTTCCACCACTTTGTTCATTTAGCAAATCAAATCCCCAACTTTTATATAAAGATATATAATATTTTTCTAAAAAATCAGCTTCCGAAGAAAAACATTCGTCTAAAATAAACATGCTTAAAGATTCCCCTTTATTTTGTAAATCTTTAATCCATTTTACCTTCCTTTCCGGCTCATTACAATTTAAACTTTTATGTTCAGAAAATCTTCTTTTCAAATTAACCGTTTGCCCGATATATCTAATATCTGATTCTCCACCAACTAAAGCATATATATAAACCGTTCTTTCCATAATATTAAAATACAGCAAATTTTACTTCATCGTACACCAACTTCAACCTTCCTACAGTTTCTTTTATTTCTTTCAAATATTCTATTATACGTGCAGAATATCCCGAAGACGTAGCAGAAGCCGTTGTACTTATACTTTGACTTAATCCATCTATGCTTAGAGATTGTCCGGCAACACCTGCAATACCAAGAATCAAGTCACCAGCAATTCCCAAAGGTGATAAAGATGCAAGTTTTCCCAACAGATTAATCAAGTCCATAGGCATTTGGTCTACATCCCACCCGGTTATATACTGTACCCTCCAATAATCCGGTATATACTGGAAACGCTGCATACCAATCTGAGACGTTATGCCTGTCAATATTATTTCCGCATTTCCCTGTGTCGTGGAAGACCCTGTAGGAACAACACTCAGCCTTCTTTTCCCTTGTCCCATACCACTGTCATACTCGCATGACAGCCATCCTTGGGGGTATATAATCTGCTCTATCTTATTGAGCATCCCAATCATGCTTAACGGCTCCCTTACCGGATATGACGGGAACAATATAGGGAATTGCTGCCAATAGTCCTTTTGGTAATAAGTCAAAGACTGGTCGATTAACTGCTTTACAAATTTCAAATTGAACCAATTCTCAACCTCTCTTTGTGCTGATTCTATATAGGAGCGCATGGATTCGTCCGTAAATGATGCTCCCTGCCCTCCGTCAATGGTTATTCCGTATAAGTATGTCTGCCATATCTCGGCTACAGACAGCACAAGTCCGGAATTTTTCTTGTATTTTATCGTAAACGTCAATCGACCACCCATCTTTGTAAAATATTTTTATTTAGACAAAATCATATCTATAATTTCCTCTTTCTTTTTGCCTTTAAGGTCTTCTTCCTTGAAAGAACCTCCGTCTTCTGTCATTGCAAGTTCTTTCAGTTCGTCAACCTTCATTTTCTTAAGAGCCGTCTTTACCTCGTCGTCCTCTTCTTCCTTAATAGAAACTTCCTGTTTTGGTTCCGGTTCGGGGGCTACTGCCTGCGTTTCCTTGTTTCCTGCCTTCAAGTCCTCAACGCATTTCTTCCATACTTCAATCTCCTTTTCTTTCTTGGAAATTTCAACCTTCTGCGCCTCGACGATATTCTTAAGACGTTTTATTTCCTCTTCATATTCCTTGTTCCCTTCTTTCACTTCCGAACGAAGTTTTTCTTCAAGGCGTGTTTTGAATTCCGGTTCCTCACCTTCCTTGTAAATATCGGGAAGTTTACGGCTTACTATTTCTTGATAGAGTTCTTCCGATACTTCCGCTCTACCGTTAACAAACTGTACCGGACCACCATTAAGCATAATTTTATGGTTGTTATACACCCGGCTTTTTACAACTACTTTTTCCATAATACGAATTTTTAAACAAAAAGGGAAGGAGTTCAATTACTCCCTCCCTTTCACTTTTCACTTTTTAAACTTATAAATCTATATCAAGCCAATTACAAGCCCTCCTCACCAATGTTAACGATACGTACAATCTTTGCAGGCTGATACAATACCGGGGTACCGTAGTTCAGAATTGCAAAGCGCTTGCTTGGAGATGTAACAGCGAAGTCCACCTTCATAGTATCAGCAAACTGCAAGTATTCGTTAATCTGACTGTCATTATAATATACCAAAGCAGACTTGGTACCTGCAATGATACGGTTGCGGTCACGTACGCAATTTGCATCAGCACCATCGTAACCTGTTGCCATCTGAGAAGCCGGAACCTCAAAGATAGGGAAGTATTCAGTATTTGCGTTCAAAACCGCGTTCTTCTTGGTACGATATACCACAAAGCAAGTAGCAGGGAATGCACCACCTACGCCAGCAGTAAAGCCAAATTCTACTGAGTCAGAAGCGGCTACAACCTTGGCGCCAGTAGATGTGATTTTCAGAGGTGCGGATTCACCATAACGATTCTTTGCCGTTACCAAGTAGCCATAAGAACCTGCATGGTTGCCGAAATTAGTCTTAGTATCGGCTGTGTTAACCTTAATGGCAGTACAAACAACCGGAGTAACCGGGGCTTTTGCACTTGAAGCTCCCTTTCCTGCTGTGATAGGTTTACGTTCGTCAAAGAAACGGTCGTTCTTAATGTTAATCTTACCGAATTGAGTTGTAACGTCGTTTACAGACTGTCCCATTGTTGCACCTGTTACTGAGGCTGCAAGACCTACGATAACTCGTTTGCTTTCGTGGAACATCTTAACGTAGTTGTTGAACACAATCGGGTTAGAAATGATACGGTCGATATAACCGTTATAAACGTTCACTACAACGTTTGCAGCGTCTTGAATCAAATTGTCATTCAACACAGAACCTTGTGCGTCGATAACTGCCGGACTGTTGAAATAACCGTCTAACAGTTGTTCAGAAGTCTTACCTTCTGCCGTGCCACCGTCCATTTCGTTGATACCCAACATGTGTTGACGGAAAACACCGTCGAACTGCTCGGCTACACAAGAAGAATCAGCGTCAACAAGACGTGTGTCGATAATGGTACTCAGAAGGATAGTCTTATTCTCGACTTCTTTCTGATACATGTCCATATTGCCAGCCAATTTAACCAACATTCCCGGATGTGTAACCTGTCCGGAAACACCCATGAACTTGGTTACGATTGATTTACGTCTGTATTGAGAATCGGTTTCCTGCGGAGTTTCACCTTCTGCATTGAAAATACCAACTTCCTCACCATACTTGTACAACTGGTTGTACTGGTGTACAGTGTTGTCAATCTTATGTTTAGGCATTTCCATGTAATAAACCAACTGGTTCATACGGTTGCCCAGAATCTTCAATACTGAATCCAGAGATTCAACCTTCAGACCGCCACCATTATTAATCTCGTTGTTATACTGCATTCCGGTCTTAAGACCTGCTTCCATCGCCTTAAGGATTTCTGCCGCATCCATGCCGCCCAGTACGTCGCCTGTACCGTTTTGATTGCTATAATTATACAAATCCATATTCTTTTTATTTAATAGAGTTTATTTCACGAATTTTACACCATTCTTTTCGTACATGTAACGTGCAAGATTTTCACCCACTGTTTCAGCGTCCGGATTGATAAGGTATGCAAGTGCATCACTTTCCAGTGACTTAGCGATATCTTCCGGTGCTTCTTCCAAAGACTTTTCAATAAGCTTTACGGCCATAGGTCTGTCTTTCACTACATTAACTTCGTATTTACCTGCTTCGTCCTTTCTTTCCTCGAAAGATTTCTGAATAGCTGTCATATTGTTAAGTCCTTCTGAACGGAACATAGGAGTAACGCCAGACATTTTGTCCAATTTGTCGTTAATACCATCCACTGTTTCCTGGAACTTGTCAATAGACTTTTGGAAATTCTCCATCAAAGGTGCAAATACAGAACCCAATGATTTCATGATGTCTTCCTTGTCGGATTTCTCCACTTTTTCACCTTCTGCATCCTTATCCTTGGCGGTATTCTTTTCGTCTTCCTTCACCTTTTCTTCGTCCTTAACGGCTTCCTTTTCCAGCTTATTGATATCCTTTTCCTCTTTGGTTTCGGATTCATGGTCTCCTGCTGCTGCTCCGTTTTCAGACTTTTCGATTTTCACGTTCGCCATAATGTACTCGTCAGAAAATCCCATAGACTTCATCAGAGATACGATAGGGTCGTTCAAATATTTTTCGTCCATCTTTATTAAACTTTTAATTGTGTACAAACTTATTTATTAACAGTTCTCAAATAGTCCTTTATAACATTCAATCCTACATTACCGTTCAGATAATAATTATAAAGCTCTTGAAATCTTTCGTCTCTTTCCACTATGATAGGGTTAATGGTTACATTGAAAGATTTGTCTATTTTTATATTATATCCGTCCTTCTGTAGCTCTACAAGAACGTTATTAGAACCGTTGTTAATTTCTTCTTTATTGTCCTCTACGAAATCTACTGTCTGCACGCCCTTTACTATATCGGCAAATGAATTTGCATTTACGGGCGTCATTGTCATTGCTACGTTTGTAATCAATGCCTTTGTCACCTTTTTAGGATTGTTCTTGTCTCTTTCAAGCGCTCTTCCTTCAACGGAGAAACCAGGTTTCCGGTCTGTACCACTTGCAAGCATTTCCAGTGCCTTGTCATAAAACGCTCTTGCTTCCGGTGATTTCTTCCATAACTGGCAACGCACGTAGAACTTGTTGTTCTTTACATACGCATCCAATGGGTGTCCTATCCAGAATCTGGACTTATTTATAGGACTTCTTGATGGCAAATGGTCCAGATTAATAAGACCGTGTTTTAAAAATCTGTCTATTACAAATCCGTTGGGGTTCATAGATTCATCTTCCGAATCAATAGAAGAATCGGACGCCAGACCTTCAAAAATCATCTTTTCATATCTTCTATCATCCCCTACCGGGTAATCCATAGGATTGAAATCTGATTTCTCAAAGTTTGCCTCTGTGAAAAAATTGAATTTTGAATCTACCTCAAACATCTTTTAATACTCTGTAATCCAACGAATTGAAATAAACATGTTTCTGTAAATATCTAATAATCAATATATTACAATAACTAAAATATATTTACAGCTTTACCGATTCAAATGTATGGATTTTTATGCAAATAGCCAAAGTTTTATGCAAAAATTATTCACCCTTAGCTTTTAGATAATTATCCACAAACTCAGTATATCCTTTTCCATGTCTTCCTTTAATAAAAAGAAGGGGTGTTTACACCCCCCAAAACAGTTAATGTAATTGTAAACGATATTTAGTTTGCTTGAGTGTTGCCATAAAATCTTCCACCCACGACTTTTCCCCTGCATATTCAGGGTTATTGTCAAGCTTGGAATAGAATTCCCTTGTACGGTCTATAATGAGGTCCACCAATTCTATAGGGTCATTTACCTCTATTTCTTCACCGTTTATCTCCCCGTCCTTGAAACGTCCGAAACCGCTTTGTCCGGCTTCCATTATCTTGTCCTCATAATCGGAAAGTTCCTCTAACAAATCATCCAGATACTTGTGCTTGGCATTGTCCTCCTCTTTCCAGTGCACATTCTTTGAACGGGTCTTCACTCCTTCCAGAAAATTAGCGAAATCGGCGAATATAGTATACATACCATCTTCTTTCTTTGCCTTTTCCAGCACATCGGCTTTCACCTTACCTTCTTGAATCATTTCGGAAATAACACTCTTGAATGTCATTGCGTCTTCCACAGAAGAAAACTTCATGGAAACCGTCATCCCGTCTTCCGACTTTTCCAATTCCTCACTTGTCTCTTCATTTTCCGTAGTTTCCGATTCCTCGGTCTTCGCTATCCCGTCACCTTCCGGTCCTTTCGGCTTGTCGTCCAAATCTTCCTTGCAAATGGCATTCGCGTCGTCACAGTCCATTGTCTTTTCAACCTCCTTACTTTTCCAGTCTTCCGGCAATTCGCTTTCAAGACCCAACTCTTTAGCACGTTTCTTAATCCATGCCTTCACCTTTTCTTTCGGCATATCGGAAGCACCGGACAATTTGATAGCGTCTTTCAAGTCCTGGCTGTTTCTGATAGGATATTTCCCGTTCGGCATCGCCTCGCCCTTTTTTGCAAGGTCTTTTCTTTCACTGTGTGAAAAATCGGTCTTGTTGTTCGCTTTCCGTATCTCTTTAGGATATTTCCCACATACAGACTTTACAACGTCTTCCGTTACCTTCCCTTCCTGGAAAGCCTTCATTACGATTTCTACCGGGTTCGGTCTTACTCCCAGACCTAATATCTTCTTGATATTGTCTTTCATATCAAAAATGAAATCGTAATCGTCCAGTTCTGTAGCTGGGTCAATCCACATGCTGCCTATCTCTTCCTCACCGTCAACCACAACGAAAGCCGGAGATTCGTCGTCAACATGCCCCATGAAGTAATGAATTTCCGCGTTCTTTGTCTTTGCAACGCCTACCTCCATAAGGGTATCTTCTGGAACGTCTATTCCCGTTTCCTCGAAAAGTTCCCTTTGTGCTGCTGTACGAAAATCTTCTCCTTCGTCAACATGTCCCCCAGGTATGCACCAATCGGGTGTATAGTTCATGTGTTCCCCTGCTCTTTGCAGGATAAGCAGCTTGTTTCCTCTGAACAAAAGAACATCCGCATACTTCACTACCCCGGTCTTCGCCTTCATGATATCGTCGTACGCACTCTTTGAAAGCTTCTTGCTTTTCCATGCTTTCCTTGCCACATGAAGCGCATATACATCCGCAATCGCTTCCGTTATATCCTTGTCATTCCATAATGCGGCAATAGCCTTGAAAACCTTGTCTCTGTCTTTTTGCAATTGTGCAACCTTTGAAGTGTGCTCCTTCAGAAACTCGTTGTATTTCTTTTCCGAAATCTCCCTTTCGTCCTTGTCAAGTAAAGAAAAGCTTTTCAATACCTGGCTTCTTTCAGCAAATTCGTTTGCAAGTTCTTCCGTTCTTGCTGTTATCTTTTCAGAGCGTCTTAACAACTCCCTGTATTCAGACACCTTCTGTTCGGCTGTCTGTAAATAAAATAATTTCCGTAAATTCATAGCTATAAAATTTTCTGCTAATGTACGAAATTTGCACAATTTATCCAAAAACACAGACATTATCAATATAATAGGAGTTGTTTTTCTTCAAATCGGGCTTGTAGAAATATCTGTTCAGTGTCTCCACCTTTTCTATCCGGTCAATCCTGCCCCTCTTGTTCCCATACAGAACTATTCTGTCAGAAACGTTCAATTCCTTTACTTTTACCGGAACCAAACAGTTCTTTTCACACGTCCACACCATCTGTTCACCAGACACTCTGTTAAGCACACCTTCCTTACCAGCGATAAAATAAATGTTGTACACTGATTCGCGTGGCTTCATTTCGCGTACATGCAGACCGTTTGCAAGCGTATAGGAATGTCTTGTCTTTACGGCTTCATTAATCCTTATATCCTTTAGGAATTTCTCGCCTTCAAGCGTCCTTATTTCCACAAACCCGGTATTGAATCCTCCTTCCATCATATCAATGCTCCGTTTTCAAAAACAAACCTTCTTTAGTTATAAGCGCGTATTCTGGTCCAGCCTCTATATTATACAGTTTCCCTTCATATAATGATAATCCTCTTTCCTTTATCTTTACCGTTCTCACACCCATATGCATATATTCCGGATTATCATTATAGAATTTTATGTATTCCTCTACATCTCCTTGTTCTATCTCCTTATCAGCACCCCTTCGACTGCTTCCGCTATTTATTCCAAAACAGTCTTCATCGGTCCATTCATAGAATGTCTTTTCATCAACAAGCGGTATCGTTACTTGATGCGGCATTGTAAAAACGAGATGTTTTGCATCTTCACATACAGAAATTATCGCTCCATTGTCTAACAAAATATTCCCCATCTCGCCTTTGAAATCGGTACACTTTACACCCTTCTTGAATAGAGTCGTATCATTCATCATACAATAGAGCAATACATACTCGTCTTCCTTTATCTGGTCCAAACGTACCGGGATAACCTCCCAATTATACACGTCTACCTCTTCCGCGCTTTCCTTGACACGTTCCTTTGTTACCCTTGTCTTCCGTAGGGTCAGAACCTCTACATCTCCCTTATATCCGAAAATCATACCTCAAACACTTTGTCTCCAACATATATTTTTACTTTACTCTTTCTCTCTATCTGTCTCTTGTAAGGCTCTTTAGGCGGTTCAAACGAATGCGTCTCGTCATTCCAAACCATACCTTTAGGTACCTCCTTAAGGTCGCACCTGCAATAAGGATGCGTCGCGTAAATAACTGGTTTCCAATCTTTGGCTTTCACTCCTATATTATCCCCGTTGTTTATCAAGTCTATAAGCTTGAATATCCTCGGCTTGCTTCCTATTCCTGCCGTAGTGTACAACCTTATGCAATGGGCGCACGCTTGGGGATATACCGTCTTATATACAAGCGCGTCCGCCCCCTGCTCCTTCATTATCTGCTGGGATACCCCGGTCTGATAGATGTTCTGCATCTCGGTTTCCACTATACGTCCCCAATCACGGTTCCAGTCTTCCAAGGAATGCCCTATATTGCTAACAATATTCTGAACGGACTTCTTTTTCAAGACACCCTCTATCATCTCCTTCTTTATCGTTCCCAGCTCCAGTTGTCTCTGCTTCTCCACAAGGGCTTTCACCTCTTCTTCCGATACGGCATTAGACATTATCGTTTTGGCCCGTTCTCCCATCGTCTTTATATAGGAATATGTGCGTGTTGCTGCCGCATAATACACTTCCTTTTCCAGGGGTGTAAGAACTGCCCATTGGTGACGGTCTATATACTTGGTAAAATCGTCAAAATTGAGTGTTGATAATTGTGCTGGCGTGAGTTGCGCACTCAATCTCCCAAACAGATAGGATTGGAAATAGGGTGGTAACTTTTCTATCTCCCTTCTCCATTTATAGCCATACCGCCTTAACAAGGACTTGTCTTCCGGTGTCAACAGTTCATCCCCCATTACATCGGCTACAATCCTTGCAAGACGGTAGTCTATTATATCATACAGTTTTTGTATCTCTTCCGGTGTGAATATCATTTTCCAACCGTTTTTATCATTTCTTTTATAAGCTCCTTTATCATCGCGTCCGATTGTGTAGCGAACATGGTCTGTGCAAGCCCTTCATAACCGCATTGTATTTTCGGGTATCTGATAGGGTCTTTCACATGTCTTTTCACTCCAATAAGACGCGATACCAAAGGTGTTCTTATACCATCAATTTTCTTTTCCGGCATTCTTCTTTTCTTTTATCTTATAACCGTCATAAAGGTCTTCATCAAAAATAGACATATCCGGTTTAGGGAAGTAAGGATTATACGGGGCGTTTCTATGAAATTCCCTTCCTTCTGGACCCAATTTAGCGACATCCTCCATCGTCCACTCTCCCCCTATACCGTTGTCTTCAATCTCGAACCATTCGTCGGCTGTCATTTCTTACCTTTAATTTTGTAACCGTCGTACAACGATTCGTCCCACATTGACATATCCGGTTTAGGGAAGTAAGGATTTGAAGGCGTGCTTCTATGCAATTCCCTTCCTTCTGGACCCATAGCCGCAATTTCCTCCATCGTCCAGTCTTCACCCATTCCTCGCTCTTCAATCTCGAACCACTCATCAGCCGTCATATCAATTCCGTACTTTTTCTTTTCCATAATTAACTCCTTTCTTTAAGTTTCTATGCAAATATACAAAACTGTTCAGAATTGAACAAATTTATAAGTCTATTTTTTTAAGAAACCTATCAAGTTCTTTTTGATTTAACACTTTATTATCATAAATCACTCCGTTATCGGAATTTCCGTCATACAATTTAACGGACTTGAATTTATCTTTCAATGGAGTTTCGATAACTTTCTTGAAAGATGCGGACGCGCCTTTATGTCCTTTTCTCGCCACTTCTGTAGGGACATACCGTTTCGTTCTTTCAAACCGTTTCTGTATTCTGTCCAAAGCTGTACTGAAATCGGTTGCCACACCTACAAGATGAACGTCATAACCCTGTGCCTTCAAATCATCAACCAATTTTTCAAGTTTTTCTGGATTTCCGAAAACAGCATCTTTTACAAAAGAAGATTTTTTGGAAATATATTCTTTATCAATCTGTTTTCCTATATCCGATACCTCTTCATGCACATAGGAAGATGCCTTCTTCGGGTCTATCCCCTTCACCCTTTCATAGTCCGGTATCATGTCGCGCATATCGTCCACATCAATAACGGGCAACTTGTCTATAGACGGGTCTTTCTCCTTCATCTTCTTAAGATAATACCCTTTTCCAGAACCACCACCTCCAAGCATAAGATAAGCACGCGGTTTGGTCTCATACAGCATTTTCTTAAAATACTCAGACTTTATTTTGTTATGTACCTTAATCTGTCTGTCTCGCTTCCACGCACTACCTTCTTTATAAAGGTCTTCCGTTGTCTTGGTTAAATCGGCTTTCTCTTCCTCCGTAGCCTTTCTTTTCTTATATGGCAGTCCAACAATGCCAAGCTTCCGGTTTACCGCGTTGTTCACATATACGCCTTGTTGTGCCTTCGCAATCTCCAGAAGACCGTCATACATTTCTGGTCTTCCCAGGCTCTTTTCCAAAAGAGCCTTGTTTATGTATCTATCCAACTTTAAATCATCGAAAGTTTCCATAATTTTTTATTTGTAAAGATTTTTTAAATAATAGTCAACTGCTGGTTTCATTATAGGATTGTCATTAAATGATTTGTATTGTGCGAACGGGTCTTCCTCATTTTCCGGTACACCTTCCGGCTGTTGTCCAGGTTGTGAAGCTCCGAACATCTTGTTTTGTTCTTCTGCCTGCTTCATTCCCTGGTACACCTGGTTAAGAATAATGTCCTTTTCCGGGTCAAAGTCCCTTCCGTTATACTTCTTGAATATATCCTGCATGGAAACCATGCCGCTACTCAGTTTTTCAGAATCCAGTTTTACCTGTGCTTCCTCGTCTTCCACCTCTATTCCGGTAAATGCAAACTCGTAGTTTTCGTCCAACTCACTCACAATATACTTTGTAATGACACCCTGCAAGAATATCAATAGAGGCTTCAACCCTTTTTCACGGCTGTGCTTCAGTCTTTCGCGCTGTCCGTCCTGCCCGAATATCTGCTGACTTTCCTTGAAATTGAATCCAAGTTCGGACGGGTCTATACGATATACGGAGCATGTCATTATGATAAGGAACTTTATCCACTCGTTAAATTCCATATCTCGATTGCTAAGTTTCTGTAAATCAACCCATTCCAAATCTATACCGTTTATAACGGGCGTTCTATGACTGTTGCTAACCCCTGCCATCGTTTGCGTCCATGCCTGCCTAAACTCTTGCAATGTACTATTTGATATATTGGGGTTCTTTATATTTATAAACCCTTTAGGCTGAGACCCCTGGCTAAAAAAGTTTGCATTATAAGAAAAGCCCCACAATATCCAGGTTATGATATTCACCAACGTTTCCAATTCCGATACTCCATACCCGTTTCTTCTTACATCAGATGTCTTGTTTCTGATACCGAATCCAAGCTCCCACGGGTAATACAATATCGGTTCCTTCGTTATAGGGTTATGAAGAATCATTTCATCCCACACCATGCAGTAACGCGGCAAATGCCCCTTGAATCTGTACTGCTCGAAACCTTCCCTTTGTCTGGGGTCTACGCTGTCAAGAAAACGTATCAGAGAAGCATCCACAGCGCGGAACTTCTGCAATTCCCACATTCTGTTGCGGACCATTTCAAAGGCAAGCTGGTCTAATGTAAGACTATCCGACATTATTTTACTTACAAATTCCTGCAAACTGTCCACATTGTCCCATTTGTCCGTCCATCCTCCCTTTTCCAGGAAATCAACTATCTTTGAAATCTTTTTCTTGTCCTCGTTTGTCAATTTCTCATCCCCGGTAGAAAAAAGGCTCTTCTTCTTTCTGATTGTGAAACCCTCCTTCTGCTCGTCTTCCGAAAAGTCCATAAAGTTCATTATCTGCTCCACACGTGTAGACACGATACTTTTCACTATATGAATGTCCCCCATCCGACGCAATACGGAAAAGGACAGAACCCCTTTAGAATCCTTGAATCCTCTTCCGTTACCGGATATGTCGTTAGGGTCAAAGAAAACAGACTGAATTTTTGTAGGCTGTCTATTGATTTCTCCCAGATACAAATTAGCCTTCATTATCTCCCCTGCATCGTTTGAGTTTAACGCAGCCTGCAATTTGCTTTGGAATGCCATAGGTGCAGCCTTTTGCAGCATGTCTATCTCTTCAATGGACAAACTCGAAAGACTTGCAACCAAATCCGGCTTTTCCGCTTTTTGTATTATCTTTCCTTTTCTCTTTCCCATTGTAAACAATTTTTATTCTCCAGCCAATTGTGTAAGGTTTACCGTCGCTTTCTTTTCTCCTTCTACTGCCGTAACAACTGCCGTTCCGGTACGCTGTGCGCCAGTATTTGCATCCGCCACTACAGAATATTCAGTAGAACCCTTGGTAAATCCCGTACCACTCACTACAGTAGTGTAGTCAACCGTCATAGGTGAACCGTCATTCTTCCCATTCACTTTCTTCTGCTTCTTGCTTGAAACACTGAATATCTTTGTTTCTCCTGCTGCTGCAAATGAAAGTGTTGTCGGGTCTGTAGTCAATGTATATTCATAGGTAACTGTCGCTGCAAGCTGTGTTAACGTAACCTTTACCGTCTTGTTACTTCCAGTCTGTGTAATGGTAATAGAACCGTTATTAGCTGTTTCTGCCTTGTTCTCTGCTGCCACTATGCTATAATTCTCTCCATTGGTGGTTTCTGATGAAGTCTCGCTAAATCCGGTTCCAGTAATTTGTGCAGTCGTATCTACCTTCTCGACATCACCAGACGGTTTACCGTTAACTTTTTTCTGTCTTGTTGAAACAACTTGTAAACTCTTCGTTTCTCCAAGCGCTACAAACTGTATGGTCTGTGAGTTGGCTGTAAGCGCATAGTCATACGTCACCGTAGCCGCATTCTGTGTCAAGTTCATCTGTACGGTCTTTCCGCCTTCCTGTGAAATGGTTGCCTTTCCTGTTCTCTGTGAGGTCCCGGTATTCTCCTCGGCTTTCAGATTGTAGTTGTTTCCGCTCACTTCATAGCTGAATCCCACACCTGCCAGTTCTATATCCGTAGGATAAGTTTCTGCCTGCTGTTTTACCCCGTTCAGAACTTTTGTTCTTGTAGAAGTCACAGTAACCAGCTTTTCACCTCCTGCACCGTCGAACGTTACCGCTGTCGGGTCTACTGTAAGCGCATATTCGTAGGTTACAGTAGATGCAGCCTGGTTGCATATAATCTGCAATGTCTTTCCGCTTTCATTCTGTTTAACCGTCACTACCGCTTTTCTTGTCGTGTTGTTGGGGTTCTCGTCAACCGTTACTTGTCCTCCACCGTCAACCTTGAATCCGGTTCCAGATATTGAGAATGTTACCGGGACACCTTCTGGGTGTCCTACTGGTTGTCCATTCTTGAAAGTCTGCTTTGAAGACGTCACTACGCACATATCATCACCTCCCTTTGCAGGGAAATTGAGTGTAGGTTCTTTAGTCTCCAATACGTATTCCACAACTTCCTGCACGTCCGACAATACCGCGCCTTCTTCTCCGAATCCTTCCGGATATGAGATAAGCTTAACAAGCGCCTTAAACGCCCATTCCTTGAACTGTCCGATATTATAGGTGTGTCCGGGTTCAATCACGATACCCAGCCCCTTATAATATTCCACATCACCATAAAGGCTTTCTGTAACGAAAACCTTCATCTGACCGTCGATTCCGTCGGTTACGACGGTCATTTGGTGAACATTGTCCTCTGTTGTAAACAATAACCGTAACATATCCTTATGCGTTTTGTGCCACAAGTTCTTCGCGCCACGTATTGTTGTCGGTCATTACAACTACATTCAAATCCTCCTTTGCATCCAGACCAAGGTCAGTCAACGTGAACGCCATAGGTTTACCGGACATAACTTTTGTAGAGAGGGTTTTGCGGTCTCCTCTGATTACACCGAATCTTTCTGCGCTCTCATTCAGATTCACGCTATTAGGGAAATAAATGTCGACATCCTTCTTTGCCGGAACACTTGTTTTAATGGTGATTACACACGCATCTGCATCGTTCCATTCTGCCGTTACCGCAACGATTTCATTCAATCCCTGGGGGTCGATAATTAATTCCAAACCCTTTTCTTCTGCAAATGCTACAAGTTCCTCGTGCATCACGGCTTCACCTACATTCCATTTGAACCCAAGCTTCAAAAGCTCGGCACCGCCTTCCGGGTCTGTCACGTTTCCTTTAGGGGTAATTCCACGCGGTGATTCGGTAATGAATACTTTCTTCTGGTCGCAACTTCCGTCCGTTACCAATGTCACATCAATATTCTTGTCTTCGTCCAAAAATCTATACAGTCTCATAATCTTTTCTTTTTTAATTGTTAATTACTTACATTCAAATACAATTTCCTGTTCCACGGAACCGTCAGCATCCAATACATAAACCTGGTAAATGCCTTTCAAGTCCACTTTCTGTACGCCCAAATCCTTCTGACACTCGAAACCCAGATATTCGTTCTTCTCCTTCATTGTCAGAATCTTCTTGTCAACAGATACGGTGCCGATAGTTTCTGGAATGTTGGTGAACTCGCAAAACTTGTTATTATGCTTAATACAAATCTGAGTACCTTCCGATACCTTTGCTTTGAAGTTCATCCATAACCAAGGAAGACCGCCTGCATATTCAGCCTGCCACGGATATTCCGTCAGATAGGATTCGGGAAGAATACTGTTATAGTCCTCCTCACTGTTGATAATTCCACTATTAGGGTCCATCTTAATAGGCAAGGAATAGGGCTGAATTGCTTCTATCTCCTGCTGCAAAGCCTCGAAATTGCCTTGCAATCCTTGTGCAACCTGTGCCCCGGTATCACCGTCCTGTATTTGATAAAACGCTGCTTTTTTCATAATCTCTAAAATTTAAACTTTAAATCGTTATACCATACGAAATTATCATGCCAAATATTGTCTGTAGAGAAAATGAGTTGTCCCATTCTCCAAACTCCGTCTTTCATCCATTTGCCGAAGTTGTCCCAAACCCCTTTGGTAAGTACCCATACTGCCGGAATACTGAACTTCCCTCCGGAAATCCAATAATTGCGCATGTTCCATCTATCATTGTCCAGTACCCATACCTTCTTCACCTTTGGCGGCATTGTTTGTGAAGTACCACCCGAACCTCCTCCAAGGTATGTGCCCGGATTTTCTTCCGTTCCGACCCTTGAATAGGTTCCTGGCAAATAATCGCCTTGTGCCATAGTCATTCTCCTTTCTTTTCCTTTATCGTCTCCGGTTTCTTGTCCCCGAACTCGTCGAAATCAGACAGATATTTTCTAATTCTCTGAGGTACCAAAGTAGGGCTTACCTTTGCCGCGTTCTCCACAATTGAGATTGATTCACGTATTATAAGCGCATTACACACCACGGCACGGAACCATGTGTATATCTCCACATTGCCGCCTTCCACAGTAAAGTTCCCCATCACATGCGAAACAATCAGAATAGCGGAATAAATGAAAAGCTTCGTAATAATCATTGAAAATCCCTTGCTTGAAAAGTCCTTGTTCTTGATATGATATACCCAGCTTACAAGTGTATCTATCACTATAAGAATCATTAGGTATTTCAAGAACTCCCAGTCCCGAAACACATATTTCTCAATGAAGGATGACGTGTTGGAAAAAGAGATAGGTATGCTCAACAACACGGGAAAATATAAACTCATTACGTATTCCCTTATTTTATGTAGTTTTCCCATAATCATATGCGACGGAATTTTAGGAAATTGTATATGCAATGTGTACAAGTTTACTTGGTGAGGCTTCCGGATATTTCTTTTTCAGATAGTCATAGCGTTCTCTGATAACGTTCTCTGCCTCTTTAGGGTTGTGCCCCGACTTTGCGGCCGCAGCCACGAGTTTTTCAACTGTAGGGAAACCGCCTTTCTTTTCTTTCGGCTTCTCCTCCTTCGCGGTCTCCTTTGTCTTGATTCCCTGGCGTCGTACCCAGCCGTTCGCGGTCTTCACATATTCCTTTCCGCTCCAGCTTCTGACCGTTCCGATAGGTTCGCCCTTCCGTGCCTTCTCTATATCATCAGATACGCACATTCCGGCTATGCCCTTGAAAATGTTTAGAGGGGTTTCCTTGTATCGCAACATATCACGGTTCCCGGACATTGATTTAAAGATACCTTCCTTTCCTGGTATCACTTCCACCTGTGAGGGTCTCACAAACATAGGTTCTTCCTCGTAGAGGTCATTCAGCACTTTAACCGTTTCCAGTGATTTCCAGTCCGCAGCCGCACATGCTTTCTCGAACTCGTCCAATTCGTTGTTTTCCGATTTGTTCAAAACATCAGTAGCAAAAGCCGCTACCTGCTTTGCGGTGAACGCTTCGTAGTCGTTGTCAATGAGAAATTGTTCAAATTGTGCACGTCCGAACACTTTCTCTTCTTTTCTATTATTATCCATGAATAATGCCTTTTTAAGTTATAACGAAATTGCAATTACAACGGTAAAAATAGGCATTATCAGTCAAATAACCAAGCTTTTAACTTGAATATTTATCCAATACTGGGTATTTGTACTTCGCGCGGATAGGGTTTGTCTTTATATACTTCCGTCTTCTGTTTTCTACCCGTTTCCTGGTCCTTTCGGCTTTCGCCAAAGCCTTTTCTATCTGTTCGCGTCGCTTCTCGTCACGCGCTATGCGTTCCCGTATCATCTGTTCCGCGTACAGTTCTACATCTTCGCTTTCATAGTCTCTGTATATGTAATCACTTACCGTTTCCATATTCTAATACGCTTCAAATTCGTTAGGGTCATAACCCTCATATTCCGGTGCCTCATAGCAACGATATTTGCTCCATCCGTATTCTTTTTCTTCATATTCTTCTAAATCGTCTGCATCATCATCAAAATCTTCTTCCTCGTATTTTTCTGTATAATTATTCTCTTCTTCGTAATCCTCGTCCTCCTCTTCTTCTTCAATGGCAGTATAGGTTTTCTTCTTAAATCCCATCAAAACACTATACTGCACTCCTACATTTGCATCAAAATCCTGCTTGCTTATACGTGTATATTCAGAACAAAAAATACCTTCCTTTTCTTTCTCTTCCCTTTCGTCCTGTCTGTCCCAAACAATATCCTTAAGCGTGTCTATAACCTTTCTCCTGCTATCTACAACACTTTCCCATAAACTCTTAAGCTCTTTAAGCAAAATATCCTTCCATTCCCTTCTATCGGGTAATTCTATCCTGTAGGAATGCGAATAATGAACGCGTCTAACTTTCTCTACTGGTGTATCTTTAAAACTTACTTCTCTACCAAACAACACTTTAAGCTTCTTAATCGTATTCTTTACGGTGCCTATACTGCATTTTAAATTAAAGGCTATTGTTGCCTTCTTTTCATAAAAAACCGGGTCGCAATCCTGCCATTTATAGCGATTTATTCTTAAAAACTTCTCATCGTCAAAAGTCATTCCATGCTCTCTAAAATCTTCCAATTCTTCATCCGTAACTTGGCTTTCTTTCTTTTCGTATTCAAAACAACCTTTTCTTTTGCTAATGTAATCTAAAACCTTCTGGTTGAATTCAGTCCAGACAATCTTCTTATTTTTAGCGGCAATCTTAAAATATTCGGGTATTCTTACAATCTCTTTAAAATCAATCTTCTTAATAATCTTACAATAACTTCTATCCTTAAATTCTATGTAATCATTCAATCTCAAAAACGTAATACTTTTACGCACTTTCTTTCTGTCAAGACCTGTATATGCAGAAACAGCCTTAACCATTTCATTAGTGCTTAAATCCGGATAAATGAATGAGTAATAGGGGTCTCTGTTGAATTTATGCTCATTCAGATTCTCTACACGTGTAAACTGTGTAAGCACTTTTGAAATTGCTTCCAAAACTAATATGTATTCGTTCTTAATTTTTGAAGCTTTGTGCTTCTGTGTATCTTTTTTCATTTTCTCTATAGATGATACGCCTACAAAATTTTCAATTTTACGAATATCTTGCTTAAGGATATTTACGCCTACAAAACCCAGCTTACAAAACAAAAAGAAAAGGGGATTATTTAAAAGGAGTTTTGTAAGCGTATCACCTATAGCAACCCCTTTTCTTTTGCGGTTCTCAACTCCTTTCAGAATTGAGCCGCCATTTGTTTAAGCACTGCAAACATAGGGATTATTTTTCAATCCACAAAATTTTTCGGGAAAATTTTTGCCGGGCCGCGCTTTTTCCAAAATTCCCTTCACTTTTCAGCCCTTTATAGGAGCTTCTATCACTCTTTCTTCCTCCATTTTCCCTAAACTTCGCTCTATCCTCTCCGCTTCCTCCTTTCACCTCCGTTAACACTTTGCATGTCCCCCTCCCTACGCGCGCATGCACACACATACACGCACACATGTTGCGCGCGCTCGCCTACGCTCGCACGCGCACGCGCGTTATATATCACCCAATATCATTAACTCCTATTATACAACAAAAGAAAGAAAAGAAAAATATTTTTTCATAGATATATTTACGGTCAAAGTTGACAAAACGCATTGTAAATCAGACAGTTATAAATAGTAATAAATATTGACAGAAATTTCCTCGAAAAAGCCTACCTTTACACGTGTTTAATCTTAAAAATTGTAAAATATGAAAGTAGTTTATGAATCGAAAATTGCGAAAATTATCATTCCGACCTTTTCCGCAATCCTAATTTTTTGCTGGCTGCTTTGCAAGAAAGCAAAAGAGTATTACGACGAAGAATTCCTAAAACATGAAGAAACGCATTCCTATCAATGGAAATCATTAATGATACCGGGCACCGTGCTTTTTAGCGGTCTTGCAGGCGTTTTCTCGTGCCCCTGGCTACTTCTCCTTATCCCGTTGACGTTCTATCTGTATTACGCCCTGGAATGGCTTGTACGTGTAATAGGAGCCTTAATCAAGTATCACCCTGGTTTCAGTGGCGGTATAAAGAAATGGATTAAGAGAATCAAGGCTATAAACCATGACTGTTACCATGCAATCGTGTTTGAACAAGAAGCGAATGCAGTAGAAAAAGGACTGGTAGATTATGGTTTTTTGTCATTCTTCAAGTATTATTAACTCGATTGTCAATATTTAGAAAAAGAAAAGGGACGTTTCACAACGTCCCAGTCTGTCGGGTTTCGCTAAACCCAGGTTCTCATACTACAAAACAAAATTGAATAATTATACAAATTGAATGTATATTTATGCAATAATTTTCTTTATGGAAATCGCGTTCTGCTTGATATTCCCGATTTTCCGAATAACCTCATTAGTGGAAATATCCCTATAGGAAGAAAGAATTTCCGAAAGTTCGGCAATCTTATCCACAATCACATTCATTTCCTGCAATCGTTGCCAGCTTATGGAGACAGAAAAATGATTTCTAATGAATTCGTCACGGGCTGTTCTTGCTTCTTCCACGGTCCGGAAATAACCGATATTGTACTTCTTCTTTTCAACCTCTATTATGACCCGGTACGGCTTGTTTTTAGACCGTTTGTCATAATAATAGATATATCTGTTACTCCTCGGTTTCATTCTTTGAATCCTCCTTCTTTTCGGGAACCGGGATGGGTCCCAGGCAGTGAACAAAGATGGCTGTAATAAACGGGGAAATGATAAGTGCCAGAAGCATCCATACACCGAAACTTCTGTTCATCCTTTCTGCCGTAGAACCTACCTCGGCACTCAGCATAAGATGAACGATAAAAATAATGATAGTTAAAAATACGATACCTGCATTCATAATTTAATCCTCCTATTATTTAAGTTCGTTAATAATCCTCATTACTTGTTCTCTTAGAACCTCGTTGTCCTTTTCTTCTCCCATCTCCTTACTGATTAGGGATAACGTGCCGTCCAGGTTCTTTTTGTAGACGGCAATCATACTCATACTTTCACCTTTTGCCGGGTCATATACGACCCGGAAATTCCCTTTTCTTATTGTTCTCATGTTCTTGTAAAATTTTTGTTTGACTTCATTTTAATAGATTATTCAATTCTTGATTCCGTTAAATACGGAATTGTATTTTGTTTCGATAAATGCCGTATGCCCTTCATATTTACCGTTTATACTCATTTCCATATAGCAATACTGCAATCCATCATGTCCGGCAAATTCCTTGTATTCCAGTTCATAAGGTTTTAAACCTTCCTTGATTCTTTTGGACTGGTTCTTATCTAACCATTTCCTTGAATTCATAGCGTTATTCCATCCTGCTAATTCCTTCTCGTATTCCCATTGTGTTTCATTTGAAAAATAGATGGTTTTATTTAACAGCTTCTTTACGCAAGTAAGACCTACGATATATTCCTTGTTGTCCATTTTCCCTTTGATTATTGCAAAATTGAATATCGTGCGTCCGCAATCTGAACAACTGTAGGCTATTCCATTCTCAACTCCCTGCATGCACATACTGATAAGCTTGTATTCTTGTTTTGGCAGATTTCCTTTTTTCATAATCTTCATCTTTTTGTTGTTTGACCTAATTAACTATCTCCCTTAAGAAGACATTGCAAATATAGGTAGTTATCACGACATACGCAAGTGCTTATGTCCTTTTAACATATAATTAACATATCACCCAAAAGAAAACACCCGGAAACATTTCTACACGAGAAGCGTAACCGGGTGTTAGTCAAACAAATATATAAAAATTGAGAAAGAAGGTTCTAAACAATGTCCGGATAGAAATAAGGCGCGTTATCCCAGTCATTAATGGTATCTTTAAGTATTTCCCAGGAAACAAAGATAGTATGGTCTGAAAGGGCCGCTTTCTTGTTCCCGGTCCAGTAGATGGAAGAAAATACCGGGTTCTTGGACTGGACGATACTTTCAACAGTACGTCCTTCCATATCCTCAATGATTTTATGATAGGCGAAAGAACTGATATTTCGACCCAGTACAAGGCAAAGTATATCGCCGGATTTGCACTTTAGAGCGCGTGCAATCGTCGTTTTGTCCTCACCCTTTATATTATCATTATCACGGAGCAAAACAAGCTTATTGGAGCTGCAAAGCCAGTCAATATACTGGCTTCCTCCGTTGTATGTAAAATCGTTTTTCTTTGCCATTATATCAAGTCTTTATAATCGTCTTCCATCCTTTTTATCTCGTTCGTCAATTCCTGGCTTAAATGGAATAGGAACTGTTTCTGATTGTCCTCCATCTCGTCCTCATTACAGCTCATCTTCCTGGAAAGTTGGTCTAAATACCGGATGAACCGCTTTCTTTGAATAAGGTCTATATAGGAGACCGTATAAAGAAGAACATTCATTCTTTTCTGAATTCCCGTAACCGCCCCTATGCACCACAAAAGGAGAGTGATAAGGACTACCGTAAGAACAATCAAACACACAAAAATCGCTGTTATCATAGCTGCAAATATATGAAAATAAAACAAATAATTAATACTAAAGAACGTTCAAATTTTCGCCCTTGTCAATATATACGGGTCTCGAAACAAGGGAACACGGGGAAATGACAACATATTTGCCCGGACGGACCTTCCGCAATGTCATTCCCCGGTATTCGACAATCTGTCCCACCCATATGTAGCCTTCCTTCCTAATCATCAAGAATACTTTTAATTAAGTCCAGTTTCTTTTCGGCTTCTTCTTCGGTCTGGAAATAGTTATGGACATCGAACCTATAATTGTCTATATAATCAAACTTCTCTATATGGGAATTCACGCAAAAGGGATTGGGACCATTGAAATCAATGTAATAATACATACAGTCCTTCTTGGCACGCCACCGAATTTTTTCTATACATTTGCTCTTTGTATTGTAGAACAAGCCTTTTTCGGCAAGCGCGCTATTTATGATTTTCTTTTCTTCTTCCGTAGAGAATCTGCAAGATGGGATAAAATCATAGTAAGAAAATGACATTCCAGATTTAAGAAAATGTAATTCATTATTGCGTAAATAAACATGATAAGATATTTTAGAAATATCTTCTTTACATTCGTGTTCTCTATATATCATTATCGTACCGTCTTCATGTGTCAGACAATCACCGTCTTTGAGTTCTGCAACAGTATAATCCCCATCATGGACGAATAAGAATTTCCCGTCTTTGTCGCATAAAACCTTTTTCATAATTGTAAAATATTTTTATTAGAAAACATAATTAATCAAATCAGAAAGCCAGGACAAGAATTGTATCATTCCGAAGAATAGGAAACAAAAGGCGATTGCCCCGGTTCCGTACCAGAAACGTACCCACCATTCACGATACTTTGTTTTCAATACTTTATTACCGAAACGACCGTGAAAGAAATTTATAAGCTGCTTTTTCATAATATAAAGAATTTTAGAATTCGATAAGAATAAGACGTTTACCGCTTTTCTTCTCACTGACCCACATATGGTTGGAATCGAAGCCGTAATCAAAAATAGACTTGTTTATAGACTTGTTTATAGATTTATCTATACTTTCTTTTAGGATTTCAATCCATTTAAGGTTGAATTCCTTTTCTTCCGGGGAATTGGTTTCATTCTCCTTCTTTAGCTGTGCTATCAGCAAGCATATTTCTTTTATATTCATATTATTTGTTCTATTGGTAGCCCGAAGGCTACCGGGTTAATTGATTTCGTAATCAGTCTCTAATTTCTATTTAAACATTATATCCTCATGCAATAACTCACAGCAAATAGGAGTTGTAGCGTCCGTATGCTGATTAGTTATAAGAACCTCGTCACCGTTGGTATATATCTGTGTAGCAAATGCACCGAAAAACTGGCTTTCTTTCGTACCGAACAATACTACTGCATCATCATTTACATTTGCAAGTGCTGCAATCAATTCTTTCTTTGTCATAATCGTATATCTTTATTTGTTCAACATTTCGAGTTGTCTTTGAAGGAGGTTAGCGCGGTTCTGTTCATTGGCTGCAAACTCCATATTCCCGATAGACTTATAGAACTCCACATTTTCAAGTGCCTCGGCAAGTGCTTGTTGTTTCTTGGAAATCATAGAGGAGATTTCGTTGTTATTACCTCTCTTCATCATCTCTTCCATTTCCGTACCTCTCACCTTGTAAAATTCTGCTTTCATAACCTTATTTCTTTTAATTTGTTTGACCTTGATTTCTTATCACATTGCAAATATAGGTACTTAATCAGACATACGCAAGTGCGTATGTGCTTTTAACATAAGATTAACATAACCTTTCTTTCAGTGACATTATATTTTTCAGAAATAGGAGAAAACGGTATATGATTATCAGACAGTTAACACTAACTCTGAAAATTGTGTTGTTTTTCGGTGTACAATAAAATAAGGAAAATGAAAAACCGGGAACCGGACAAAACACCCGAAATTCCCGGCATCCCGAAAACAATCAAATTACCCCTTCTTCACTTTTCCAGTCACCGGAACCGTTGATTTCGTCTTCATTCATCAAAGGATAGGGATAAACAACATCTTCCATAACTTCTTCACCTTCCGAAAGCATCATGATAGGAGGTACAAGCATGTTGTATATTTCCTCATGCAGCAGTGCTTTTGTGCCGTCATTGTTCGTTCTCCTTGTCTTCCAGTCCTTATCGAACTGTTTCAGTTCTTCTATAGGTATAGCTAACCACTTCATAATCAATCATATTTTAGTTTATAGTCATTAATTACTTTCTCAATCTGCAAAGGTGTAAGTTCGTCATAGAAGCCGATAAGCTTGTAGAGAGCCATGTTTGAGAAATATCCGGCCAATCCTATATCACCTCCAAGAACCACCTTTTGCGGCTTTAAATCTGTACCGTTCACTATCGTGATAATCTGATGTTTCAAATAGACCTCTTTTCCATTCATAGTAGTATTCAGCTTTCCGTTTATGTAAGTCACTCCACCCCAGTTATAACCATTGTATGCTATATGATTTAATGAAATACTTATTCCAAAACTTGTCTGACCTACTCTTTGGTCGTATAGGAACCCACCTTTATCGATAGTTAAAGATGGTATTACTTCCATAAACAACGTCTTGAATCCTTTCGTAACATTCTGCATTATCGCATAATCATCTATACTATCAAAGACAAAAGCACCGTCTGACCTGTAGCCGCTACTCTCTGTATACGCTGCATTGAATATCTCTGCATCATGTCCATTACCCGACAAATCGTCTATGATGTTACGGGTAGGAGAAGAATTGTCCTTAAGTGATAAGTCGTAATAGACGTCCGGTTCCGGTATCGTGACCTTGCTTCTTTTCAACCATTCTTCATTAAGTCTTTCCTTCTCGGTCTCTATCTCTTCAATGGTCAGAGACTTGTTATAGAGGGCAAAATAGTAGATAGCTCCTTTCAATAATCTGCTGTCTTTTTCTCTTATGATGCCTAAGGTCAGTGTATCAGTATCATTTGCAGTACCTACTGTTATTACACTACCGTTATAAGAATTTTTGGTTTGATATGAAACAGAATCTTTTAGATTCATATTCAAACCAGAAGTATATTCACTAAAAGAATATGTAGCATTATTAGCATATTCAAAAATAAATGCTCCATTGCCAGCAACTATGCTTTTTGAGGCAACAACGTTAGTATCATTCTCTATCACTCTCCTGCATATCACCGTATAATCGTCCAAAATAGGAAGCCCGGTACAGATTCCGTAATCATCCACACCATCGAATACCAGTGCATCCTCATAGGCAGATGGCAGTTGGGTAATGGTGATATTACAAGTACCAACTACAGATGCAGCAAACCCGGTATATTTCTTGTAGGATATTGGCAGGTTATTGATACCATTCTTAAGATAGGTGTATGTTCCGGTACCGTCTTCGGCATAAGATACATATCTTAACTTAATATCATCCGTTATGCCTTCCACCTTTACTTGGTATGAAGATATTGTTGCGTCTACAGATGTCTGTAAAAACTTACTGTCTGCAACCAATATTTCCGTCAGATGAATAACAGAATCGGAGTTTGTGAAATTAGCTGTTGCAACATTCTTTACCCAGGAATTGAAATCTATATTATACTTACCAAACCCGGAAGAAAGTGAATACGCGAAGTTATTGAGAACTATCTCATTGCCCTTAACACCACGGATAGAGGAAGGCTTGTCTACATTGGATAGTCCAGACATAAACCATGCGTCCACCATAGCATCATTGAAGGGTGGAATAGGAGAACCGCCCTTACCAGCTCTCCTATCAAATAAAAGACTTGTACCGATACCAATCATAACCCTATATTGAATTGTGCAGTAGTGCCGTCAACAAACACCTTATCAACAAGATAAGGCATAGGAGAACCCATATAAGCGGAAACCTCGGTCTCGGAAATGGTATATGTATCTGGACCAGTCTCACCGATAAGGTGTACTTTGACAGTACCAGCAGCCAATGGAATAATAAGAAACGCCCTTTTATCATCGGGAACCAAGGTGTACTTTGACAGTACCACATCTTCGGCTGGTGTGCCGACCTCGAAAGCGCGTGAAATCGCTGTTATGCTCTCAAAACCCTTGTTATTTGCTATACTTACTTTGTTAGGATACATAATTATTTCAATTTAAATTTACAAATGATAAAAATACGAAATTTGAAAAATCGCGTCTACAGCATACTGTAGTATCGATTGCCCTATAAGGGAGAATACTTTCTGTATATAGTAAAATATATTTACGCTGTGAATAGCGTCACTTTCTTGCCGTTGCACAAGTCCATAGTGTCTACATGCAGCCAGCTAACACCGTCCTCCAGTCTGATAGGATAAGGAAGCTTGTCGGAATCGTCCACAATGATTTTCCGTGCCGCTTCCGCTTCCATACCGGACACAGTAACGTCAAATGCGCGACCTAATGCGTGCGCGCTCATATATGGCTTTTCAAGTATTGTCTTTTCCTTACACAGAACGCATACATTACACCGCAAACCACGCTGGGAATAGCTGCCTCCGTTATTCCAGTTGTTGATAATGAAGGGCTTGCATAGGATTTCCTCCCTCAATACAAGAAGCGTTTTCAGTGCCTCGGTCGTGAAAAAGCTCCATATCTGCGATTCTGAATACTTGTTATACACGTGGGGGCATACAAGTTCGGGAAGCGTGAAATACCTTCCCAGTCTTCCAATAATCTCTTTTCTTTCCATAATGATACAAAATTTGAATAAAATAGGGGTTGCAGCCATTTAAACCGGGCTTTCACCCCCAGCCATAACAGACTTGCAACCCCTACCGCTTTGTTAACCTTTAAATACAACTGCGATACAACCTTACCAGTTATCTATCACGTCAACAAAGATAGTGTTTTTATCTCAAAAACGAGCTAAAGTTCAGAAAATAATCGCTCGCACTCTTCCAACTCCTTTTCCATTCTTTCTTTTATAAGCGGAAAATAGGTTTTCGCCATATCCTCGTTGATATGAAAATAAGAATCGTAATAGTTCGTTATCAGTATATTTCCCTCCATCTCAAACCTGGAAATATGCTCTATTTCCTCTTTCAGATTTACGATTTTATTGTATAGCTTATTTGCCTTTGTTAATTTCGACTTGTCCATAACTGCTTGATAATAAAGCCCCATTTCGGGGCTTTTGTGAAAATAATAAGTATATAGAAAGATTTATTCTACAATTTCCGCATCGCTTTCTGGCTCGTATTCTTTCTTTTCCTCTTCAATAGGGGCTTTCTTCCATTGGTCGATAAAGTGTTCGATTACACGACGTCCGTCAGTCACAACCTTTTCCAGTTTCTCGTCCGGTTCCAGTAGTTCATCTGCCATTGCTGCGGCTATGTGCTTTGCCTTCATTACCTCTTCCACAAGGTTGCTTTCTATCAGTTCACCCAGGCTTTTCTTTGTAAGCAGGTTGAATGTCAGTCCTTCAATGATTTGTTTTCTCTTTGACATAGCGTTCAGCATAGCATTCATACGGGGTGCGAATTGTTCGGCTTTCATGTTCTCGAAGCTCTTGTCGTCAAATCCCTCGAACTTTTCTGCCGCCATGAACGCTACTTCATATTCTTTGGGTGTCATTACCACGCCTGCCTGCAAACATTCCGTGCAGAACAAGATGAACTTTACATTGTTTCTCAAATCTTTTTCCATAATCTTTTGTCTTTTAATATGTTGGTTTTATAATTGTTCCACGTTTTACAATGATACAATAATCGTTCCGGGATGTTCCCCGTGCCATATTGTCTGTCACATGTCCTTTCCCTTCTTTGCAAATTAACAATTATAGGTTGACGGTTTATACTGTTGTTATCGGGGTCCGGCATACTTCCTTCCTTTATGCCATAGGGTCTTTTCCCTTCCCGGTTATTCATATCACTGCTTTCTCCCTCCTTGATTTTCCTATTACCATTGTAACAAATGTATAACGGGTTAATAATAAAATATGGTCTGTAAGGTATCGTGGAGGGTGTTTCTCTCTTTTTATTTCTCCTTGTATATCCCGGTCACTGTCCCTTCCTCGTCCGTTATGAATAGGGTCTTGTGCTCCTTTGATTCGTACACTCTTTCCGACAATCTGCTTACTGGGTATGTGTTGCTGTTGCTGTCCTTGATGGTGTACATTATTTTGTTTCCTTTGTTGAAAGTGGGTTCCTTTGACTGCTTCTTGTTGTCTTCCATTACCCATTTGTTGCACATGTATAGGAGGTACACCGCTTTCCGAAATACATAGAAATCGTTCTCATCTATCATTACCTTTTCATTGTACCCATATCCGATTGAATATACCCTTCTTTGTGTGTTGTATATCTTATGTAGGGGTTTTGTTAGGGTGTTGGTAAGGTAGGATTCTACTTCATTAATCATTATTTCCGTATCTTTCTTTTCCTTGACTTCAACCATCATTTCCTCGTTTATGAAAGAGTCTAATACATCAATCATATTGGACATCAATTCTGTAATGAACTGCCTTGCTGAATGCCTTACACATGGTATGGTGTCCCCTTCTTCTATGAGTATCGTATCTTTTCCCTCTTTCTGGACTGTATTCATGCCAAGTTCCGATATGAGCTGTATTACCGTGTCCATATCGGTTCCCTTGATTATATATGTGTCTCCGTACTTATGCTTTAGCTTGTATATGGCATTGTTCATCCTCTGTTCAAACATCTTTGTCTCTTTCCTTTCTCCTTCTTCTATCCCCTTGTAGAAATCACTGAGGAATTGTTCCACGTGGAACAACGGACTTTTTGCTGTTTGTTCTCCTATCAATATAGCAGTAATCTGTTTTGATTTAGAGACTGTTAAGTCCATTAAATCGCAAATATTGAATACTTTCTTGATACTGTTTTCTGTACAGCACACCAGAATACTGTTATCGTACTTTTTCTGGAATTCTTCTCTATCCATAATCTTTTTATTTTTAAGTTTTGTAAAATATCTATACTGATTGTCAAGAAAATAGGGGCTACTTCAATTTCCACCCCTTCTTTCCGTGTACTTAATAATTCGCAACCTTCTGTCTGGTATTGGCAACAAAAGTCTTGTTGTTTCCGGACAGCTTTATCGGACCCAGGTTCTCCCAGTCACCGTTTGCCCAGGTCTTCGTTATGACAGAATCTATGTACTTGTCCATATTCTCCTTAATCAGCTTCTTTGCAGGTGCCAAGGAATGGAAGGTGAACATTACGCTTGTTTTTTGGCAGTCTACATCGTGTTCCCACTTTTTCAATTCCTTATTGAATCTATCACCCTTGTACTTTACTGTCACTGGTTCGCTGAAATATACTGTATAGGTCTTCATTTTTGTTTTGATTTTAGTGACTAATGATTATCTGTAATACTGTTCCTTTACTGCTTTCGTTATCGCTTCCCCGTATTCTTCCGGGCTTGCCAGGTAAGGTATCTTGAAAAGTTCCGATACGAGTTCGAGCTTTTCCTTGTTTGTCATTCTCTTTGCCATGTCCTTTACGAGAGTTACTCCGTTCATGTCTACATATTCCTTGTATGCTTCATAAAGCTCTCCTCTTTCATCCAATTCATTTATTATCCTTCTTGTTGGGAAGCATCTCATTATCTCGCTGATATAGGTGTCGTCCCCGTTCTCCTCTATCTCCTTATAGATGGGGTCGAATGATTGATTGTCCATGAACTCCATCACCTTTTCTGCGATTTTCTTTCCTTCCGGTTTTACTTTAGGATTTGCCATAATCTTTTGTTTTTACTTGTTTGACCTTGATTTCTTATCACATTGCAAATATAGGTACTTAATCAGACATACGCAAGTGCGTATGTGCTTTTAACATATAATTAACATATCAAAGGATATAATAAAAGCCAACTATTTATCACAAACCGCTGGCTGTCAGTTAAATATTAACTACTAATACTCAAAAAATGAATAAAGTTTTCGTTTGATTCTAAATCTCGTAGTCCATGTCACATGTTATCGAATCCAAAGATACGAATTTATATCCGGTTTCTTCTTCCAGGACTGACTTTATTTTCTCCACTTCCTTGTCTGTAGGAGGAACCTGCATTATTTCCACGTTTATAGGTACATGCACCTGCGTAGTCACATCCTCATTCATTTGCATTGTTGCGATTGCTATTATCATACTCTTTATATTATAGGGTTAATTAATCATTGTATTCTTCCGGTATCGGTTCGTTCTGCATCCATTTCACATACAGTTTTTCCATGCACATGTCAATTTCTTTCAATGCCTGTTGTTCGGTCAGACCGTATTCTTTTGTAAGTCTTTCCATCATGCACTTTATAACTTCTTCAACATATATCTTTACCATAACTATTTGGTTTTTAATTGTTTAAATAGGTGTACTATCTATCGCAGACCGTACACCACATGAATTTTGAAAATCATAAATTAACTAAAAGTCAAAACAAAATGTAATTATTTCTTTCCGATTTCCACACCCTTCATTTGTCGTAGGCGGTTAAGAAGCCGTTCCCTGGTCTTTGATTTGGGCGGTTCCTCGATTATTTCTGCCTCAACTATTTCGGGTGCCATCTCTTCGACGAACTTCTTGTTTCCTTCCTTTATTTCTCCCCAGTCGTATGTCTTTATGAGTGCCCCAGGTAACATCACATTTTCAGAACCCAATACCGGGTTACTTACAAATCCGTTGAAGTCCTTGTAATAGGAGGTGCAAAGCTGGTGCATCAGTATTTCGGGTCTTATTCCCGATTTTGCGGCTACCATACCCACTATTAGACTGTTTACGGGGATGTCTCGCATTACGCGGCTTATGTTCTCCTCACCGTGCAGTGTAGCGTTTATGTCTATCTTTCCGTCAACTGTAAGTTTAATTTCATTACCTTTTACTTCCTTCCGTGCGGCTTCCAACAAAGCGCGTATTTCCTTTAGGATATTGAGTGCGCTTCCCACGTTTCCTTTGCTCCAGAACTCTTCATATTTAAGCTGCAAGTCTGTCATACAGTCATTTATGATTTCCAGTCTTCCGGCTTCCGTTGCCACCTTATAACGGTCAGAACGCATCACGTATTTGCTTTGCCTTGCCTCTATAAGTGATTTGTGGTTGTTGAAAAATTTTACCAAATCTTCTTCTCCCAGCGAATAACCTTCCTTTTTCCGGATAATTTTAATAATATCCTTGGGGTTGTGCATGGAGCCGAACAAGTCCAGTAACATAGGGGTGAGTTTGGCAAGTGCCTTTGCTTTGTCATTGTGCAAATCAAAGGCATGGAAATACTCGCTCTTTACCCTGTGGAACTTGGCAAGAAGGGGCAACATCACATTTGTACGAATTTCTGTAGCGTCGTTTATTGCTTCCTGGGATGCTCCGCGTTTCGCCATGATACCCTTTATATTGACAAGCTTAAGGTCTATCACATAGGTATAACCTTCGTTCCCCTCATACTGCATAAAACGGTCCGGGTGTTCGTCAAGCTCCCTTCTTACCATCTCATAAGCTACGTACTTGTCTTGCATGTAAGGGGAAGCGATTAACACGAAATCGGGCGCATCTTTTAGAATGTCCTCTTTAGTATATTCTATCTTTTTTGCCATATATAGAAGTTTTACCCACAAAGGTAAGTTTTAATAGGGAAATAATCAATAGTTATTTCACCAAATCAATACCATGTACACGAAACCAAAACTTCTTCCTTTTCCTGTTCAACAAATGAAACTTCCGGTTCCACATTTTCACTGATTGTTGATTCAAACCATACAATTTCTTCCGGCTTCGCTGTCATATCCGGTTCCATAAATTTTTCTTTGTTCATCGTAATATCTTTCTATTTCTTTTTCTGCTGATGTAATTTCCCACGGCTGTAACAATAAATCCATTTTTGTAACCTTGCATTGAGGCAGCCATACTCTGTCATTGTTGTACTTGACATTCTGCACCGCATGCACATCCACTTCGACAAAATAGCGATTCTCCTTTCCAATAACAACGGGTTCAAAGTTGACGGCATAGCATGCCATCTTATGTACAAAATCCCCCTTATCCTTGTATTCAAGTACGAAATTGCAAATAAAACCGTCGTTGCTGTCGTTATAAGTCTTCGTAACCTTCTTTTGATAGAGGTAAGCGATTATTTTCTGTATCATATATCCCAGTCCTTTAGCGCCATTTCCAGGCATTGGCTTATGCTTAACTTCGGGTCTTCCTTTAGGTATTCGAGTGCTGTAATAGCTACTTCCGGTTCAAGCCCGTATCTGCTTGCCTTAATCATGCACTCCAACCAATAGGTTCTTTCTTCTGTATAGGTCATTCTTTACCCTCCTTTTTCTTTTCTACCAATTCCAAATTTTGAGGTATGAACGCGCGCTGTTCACCGTCTATCTTCAAGTGATAATAGCGGTTGCTTTCCGTTCCGCATATACTTGCTACTTCCGTAATCTGTCCTATTAGCATCATGTTAGAACAATGGAGTATCTTCACCTTGTCGCCTACTCCGAATTTCTTAGTTTTCATAATCCTTGTCTACTTTATAGTTAAACGCTTCCAGAAATGCCTCTACTACCATTTTGTTGAGTATGGTTTCTTCCTGGTGTGTATAGATAGGGATAAGGTGGTGTTTCCGGCACCACATATCCATCATCTTCGATTCCGCAAACTGCCACAGAAGCTTTTCATAGCTTTCTTCTGTGTGCACCTGGACTTCTCCTTTGGGGTTCGTTATTCGTATCATAGTATATTAATTGTTTAGCTTCTTTTCTTATCGCAATGCAAAAATAAGATTATGTTATGACATAAGCAACTGCGTATGTCATTTTAACATAAGATTAACATATCAGTCCTTTTCCACATATTCGATTATAGGAGTTTCCTCTACCTTCGTCAGTCTGCATTCGCCTACAAGGTCTTGCATGTATTCCAGCGCTTTAGTAGAGGCTTTTATGAAGTTCTCATGCTGTTGCAATATAACCAGCTTGTATTGTTTCAGCTTTCCAGAAAAGGTTGCCTCACTGTATACGCCCGTGCATTTGTACCATCGTCCCCCGTGCTTTTCGTTACGCTGCACCGAATCTATAATCACCTCCTTAATAGGAGATATGGCAAAGTCCGCGTCTATATTGAACATCCCGTATTCGGTTGCCATTGTTTCGGCGTCCATGTAATTTTCTGCCTGTACCGCTATGACATCGACAAACTTTTTATAAGCGCCATTTGTCGAATTCGGGTCCGGTGCCATATAGGTAAACGTGCACTCAAATATCATTCTTTTTCCTCCTCTTCCTGTTTGGGACAAAGCACGCATATAGGGACTGCCGGATATTGGCATACAAGCGGAATACAAGCCGTTTCCGCGTTCCTGTTCTTTCCCCTTATCCTTCGTATCAAATCATTGAATTCTTCTTTTTCCACGAAAAGATATAAAGGATGTACCTTATAATCCTTATCCTTCTGTATCATTATCTTCTGCTGTTCCATGTGGATATTCAGCATTTCCTGGGTCGGCAAATGGTCCTCCAATCCCGTTACTTTATTTGCACACACAAGTGATACACTCTTTCCCGGTTCTATTACGGGAATATACATTTTCGGCTTTTTCATAACTTCATATATTTACCTTTGTCAATTCTTTTTACTTCTCCTTTACTCATTTTCTTTAATAGGAAGTGGTCTATTCCACTTCTAACGGAACCAGGGTGGAAATCCTTTATCTTGGTGATTAATTCAATCCGACAAAATTCGGTTCCTGGTTTCATCCGCTTAAATTCGCGGTCTATTTCCGTATATACGGTTTTCTTAGGTTCATCGTCAAACATTGCAATATACAAGCTCCTTTCTTGCTCTGGTTATAGCCACAAACAATAAACATTTTTCATTATATAATGCTTCTTCCGTATTCGCATACTTGCTGGGAATCAAACTCCTGTTCAGCAAGAAAACACGGTCTGCCTCCAGTCCTTTAGACTTGTGGATAGTGGATAATACGATACCTTCCGTATCGTCCTTATATATCTCCTTTATATTGTCTTCCAACTTCTTCATATCTCCCCAGTTCTTGTAAAGCATTTTCAATATAGTACACTTTTCAAGAAGGGTTACATAGGAAGGGTTATTTTTTGCCTGGATATCAGTAAAACCCCGTTCTTTGAGTTCCGAAATTTTCTTCTCGCACATCGTGTCCAAGTCTTCAATATGTTTTATCTTATCCACCAACGCCACAAGTGCATCACCGTAATCCTTACCTTTTATTGTCGCTTTCTTTCCCATTTCTAACAAATAGAGAAAGACTGTTGCCAAAGGTAGGTTGTTCCGGCATAGAATAAAATCCCCGTTTTCCGCTTCGTCAAACTCTCCTTTTCTTACAATACCGTCTATCGCATTAGGTGCAGCAACAATCCCGTTGTTAAAAACTTTTCGAGCTTCTTCGACTATGTTCTTGCCGCATCTGTATGTAATATCCAACGGTAATACTATGGTGTTGGGATAAGATTGCAAGGACTTGAAAACCTCTAAAGAACTCCCTTGGAAACCGTATATACATTGCCGGGAATCCCCGACTGTAACAAATCGTCCAGACTTCTTTATATATCTCATTGACAATTCTTTTTGAATCGTCGAAAAATCCTGGGATTCATCTGTTACCACTACATCATATTTAGGAAAGTCCTCACTATCAAGTAGTTGGTAAGGGAAATAAAGCATATCCGTAAAATCAATGTTAATTTCTTTTACTGAATTTATTTTCTTCATTTCCTTGTGCCAAGCATTTCTAATCTGCTCCATGTCCCCTACCATGCGTTCTTGGAATTCGATATTCTTTTCAATGCAGATACCTGGTATTTCCTTTTCGTAATCCGTAATAAGATTGACCCTTATGTAATTCCATATTATCTGTATCTCGAATAGGTATCGAATCTGTTGCTTCACGTCCATATCCTTTGTTTCAAGAATTTTCTTCCCGATAACAAAGCATTTATTCTCGTTGATTTTCGGCTTTATACGGAAATTGGAAAGCAATACACGCAAACCTTTAGAGTGAAAAGTGTTTACATCTATATGAGACGGCAAACGTTCCCTCAATTCTTCCGCAATGCTCTTGTTGAATGCCATAAACAGAACCTTTTTATTAGGTGGTGTCCGTCTGCAACACTCCACTATACAAGTTGTCTTGCTGCTGCCTGCCGTTGCTTCTATGGCAATATTCTTTCGTGTGTTCTCGTATGCGTCGAAAATGGCTAACTGTCTGTCACTCCATTTCATTTTGTAAAGTAGGTTAACTGGTTAATATAATCAACTAATGATTTATAGTCCTTTTCGCGTTTCATGTCCATTTTCTTCTTAATTACGCTCAGAACGTCACCGAATTCTGTATTATTGTAGAAAACAGTCCTGTTGTAGTCTATTTTGTTTACCACCCATATGTCTACATCCACATCTTCTATTTTTATACGATATAGAGGGCTTGTTTCCGGATATTCGGAAAGGGTGTCGCTTTTCATGTCCTTGTTTATCCTTGCCATCGTACTTAGAGCACGCAGAGAATCGCCACTTATCCCTTCTATCTCTATATCCAGGTCGTGCGGTTCCACATTGAAACCATGTACATACATAGCCATGCTTCCACCAACAACCATACGTTTACACTGCAAACTGTTCTTTAATACGTTCAAAACTTTAAACAATTTGTTAACTTTCTCTTCTTTAGTAAAAACAAAATCCTCATTCATAATTCTATTATTTTATCAAGTTCGTAATTATCAAAATTCTTATAATCTGCCAGCATATCGGCTACATGGTTCCCGTATATTATAGGGTTGTTTACATCTTTTTCGTGTCCCCGTACTTTCATGAAACGCACGACCATCCGTCTACGCTCGCCCAGCTCTTGTTTTATCTTTTCTATAATATCCTTGTTTACCGTCGGTCTTAATTCCGGGTCTGTCATACAGCTAACCGCATACTGGCTGTCGCTCCATATCGTAACCTTTAGAGGCACGTCCTTTTTCATGCTCTGCACGGCATGCAATATCGCCCTTAGTTCACATCTGCTTATAGTGGTGTCACTGTAGCCCTTGGAAATAAAGTATTCTTTTCCTTCTTCCTGGATATACACACCGCAACCGCCAAGGCGTGACTTCCATTCACAACTGCCATCAGTAAATATTGTTATTTCTTTTCTTTCCATTCTTTCAACTTCTTTATCAATGCAATATCCATCGAATCGTCACGGCTTACCTGTACGTCAATACCCTTGTTGACCGCATCCGTTACTTTTATCTTTCCGTCTAATAATTCGCGTATCTGCGTGTCTATTGTGTCACTGGACAGCAAAAAATAGACGTTCATAGTCTGCGTTTGCCCCATGCGGTCTATACGTCCTGTCGCCTGTTCCAGTTCTGCCGGACGTTGCGGCAATTCAATAAACGCCATGTTGTAACAATGTTTCTGCAAACCGTCTATACCTGTGGACAAAGATGCAATGTTGGCAAATAGGAAAGTCTTTTCTTTCTTCCATGTCTCAACCTTCCGCATCTTCTCTTCCGTACCGTATTTCCCGGTCACAACCTCACTGTTCTTGAACTCCTTTCCAAGCCTTTCCAGTATGTCGGTTGTGATACCGAACACTATCATTTTTTCATCCTCGTTCGCCTCGCTCCATTCCTTTAAAAACTGTACTATAAACTTTATCTTTCCATTTATAGACAGTTTCTTCAATCCGGACAACCTTACAAGCTGCTCCGCACGTATGGCACGTTCTGCCGCCTCTATGTCAATATTAGCAAGCCATTCGATAAAGTCCTTTTCTGCCTTCTTATATTCCCGTTTGTTGGTTATCGGCACATTCACCGTCTGTTTGATTATAGGCGGTAATTCCTTCACGACATCGCGCAATTCCTTCCGGAAATAACAGTAATGCTTTATTACTTTGTTCAGTTCCATAGTACAAGAAGCTCCGGTACACACAAGCCCGAACCGCGTTTTCTTTGCGGCACAATATCTGTAGAGATAATATAACGAATCCGGGAATATCTCTTTAAATCTTCCAAGAATTCGTAATATATTGATAAGCTCCTGGGGTCTGTTCATAATTGCCGTACCACTTAATCCTATGGTTTTTTCTGCATTCTCCACGATTTTTTGCACGCATTTAGAACGTATAGATTTCGGGTTTTTGCATAGATGTATTTCGTCGATTACCGCCAATCCCCATTTCTTGGTAAGCGAACGACTGTAACGAAGTTTTACTTCTTTCTTACCTTCTTCCTTTGCACTACGTTTGAAAAGATAGTCATAATTTATTACCGTAACATCCGCTTTCCAGTCCGTGTTGGTCTCGTCCTTTGAATCAATCACATGTACCGTTCTGTTAGGGTTGCACAGCTTCCATTCGTTGACCCAGCTTTGTTTTACCGTTGCCGGACAAACCACAATGCAGGGGAATAGGTTAAGCAATTCTGCCAGTGCTATAGACTGCCTCGTTTTCCCTACACCTGGTCCGCAACCATTAAGGCAATTCCCATGATTAACCATATAGGACACGCCCTCTATCTGATAATCTCTTAGATGTAGCGGTAATCCCAGGTAATCAAACATTTCTTTCAACTCCTTTTCGTTTACAAGGGACTTGATTTCCTTTAGAGGTATTTCTATCTGTCTTTCTGGTTTTTCGTTCTTGAATCCGTTACCCTCCAAGAAATATTTTAACAATAGAGATTTTTCTAAAGAAGGCTCAAAATACCACTCTTTCAAAGCCGGGTTATATTTGGCTCCGAAATCACGTTTCATTTTATTTACAAAATTGGCGTTATAATTAAAGCCAATATAAACGTAGTCCTTATCTCTATACCAATATCTCATTACCAAAAGATTTACAAAAATAAGAGGCTTATTTTCTCAAACCAGCCTCTCCCACTATGTCAAACAAACAAAAGAAACTCAATCAAACATTGAATTTTTCCTTAAATTCCTCAAACGTGAAAACGGGTATTCCGTACTGTTCCGCTTTCTTTTCCTTGATGGTTCCCAATCCTTTTTCCTTCACCACCAGGCATGTTGTTTTCTTGCTTACAGAAGAACCTATCTTATGCCCCATGTCCGTTAATTTCTTTTCCGTATCGGGTGAACGGAATCCGGTAAATACGACCGTCATTTGTCCTTCAAAAGTCTTTTCTTCCAGACCGTAATAAGTTATAGGAATGTGTGCGGAATCATCGTCATTTACCCACCAATCTTCAATACCTAAAACAAATGCTAAAGCTGTATTAAATCCGACACCTTCAACTTTGTCTTCAATGTCAACCGCCCAACTTTCATCACATTCTTTTGCAAAATCGGCTACATCTTTACAAGTATATAACTTTAATCCGTCAAGAATTTTTTGGCATGTCTTTTCGGCTATTACACCCCCAAATTTATTATAGGCTGTCAATAATTTTGCAAAGTTCGTACCTTTCTTTTTTAAGTTTTCAAACTGTCTTGACAGTACCTTTGCACCTACATTTCCTATGCCTTCAATCTTCTTAAGGTCTTCCTCTGATAATAGAAGAATGCTATCCGGTGTCTTGTAGCCAGCGTTAAACAGTTTCTTTATTGTCGGTTCTCCGAACTCTTCAAAACCTAAAGTGTTGAAAAAATATACACATTTGGCAAGCATTACACCGTCACAATTTTTGTTGAAACAAATCAAGTCCACATTGTTTCTGTCCATCTCCAAAGGTTTCCCACAAACGGGACACTTGTCGGGCAAACAACTTTTTAAAGTAGGCCAAGACACGGTAAATATATGTTTCGGTATCACATCACCGGAACGGCAAATAATGACACGTGAACCTGGCATAATAAAATTATCCTTTACATAACGGGCATTATATGCTGTACATTTGGAAACCGTAGCTCCGCACAATTCAACGGGTGTAATGTCAATTACCGGGGATAATCTACCGTCCTTGGAAATCTGCCATCTTACATTTTCTACCTCTGTTTCCTCTCTTTCCGACCAATCCGGGTTCTTGTAGGCAATTGCATAACGTGGGTTGCCGTTCGGCAATCTTCCAAGCTCTTTTCTTATTTTCGCACTATCCACGTCGATAACAAGACCATCGCATTTGTAATCATTTGTTATACCCTTGAAAATATTGTCCATATATTCATTGAACATCTTTTCGCTATGAATAACTGATTCTACGAATGTTTCGACATAACGAACTTTTACGGACGAATTGTCATTCATAAAGGCAATCATACTTGCCTTGTTCCAATCCTCATTGGAATATCCGTACCTTATATACTGCACATCCCTCATATTTGGAGATACAGTAGGAGAATTGACAAGACCAGCTACCGCATTTCTCGCGGACTTGTAATTTGTCCGCTTCTTTAATGTCAAGAAAGTGGAATTACGGAAAATGGCTTCTCCGAAAGTATAATATCCTTCTGTCCTTTTCACGTCCTTAAATCCGTGGTTAATCATCTGTTCAAAATGAGAAGTACAATTCTGTCCTACCTCGCCATTTCCGCGCGTCCACGCCTTCTTGTTATACTCGTCCACGCATAAGGAAATACCGTCAAATTTAGGAGTGATAATCAGTCGGTCTTCATTTTTCAGTCCACATGACTTTACCCACCTTACAATCTCATCATAAGTTTTTACCTTTTCCAGGCTATACATGGGGATAGGAAGGGTTTCTTTTCTTCCCGAAACCTCGTCATTGACCCCTTTCTTGAACCAATCCGCATTAGGGCTGATTTTATGCAGTTGTTCTACAAGCGCGTCAAATTCCGCATCCGTTATTTCCGGTTCACCTCTACGATAGGCATTGTTATATTCTCTTATCTTCCCCTCCAGTATTTTAGGGTCTAAATTCGATTTTACCATAATTATCTTATAATTTTGAAAGTTCTGCACGCAATTTTTCTATATTGTCACATTCATTCCTCTTAACATCTTCTTTAGAAGTTTCCGTGAGAATAACATACGCTTCTGGAAAATTATCTTTCAATTGTTTTGTTGTATTGATATTTTCAAGCGCGCATTTTGTCCGGTTTTTGATATTAGATGCTTTCCTGTCTAACTCAATCATTCTCTTGACAAAAAGTTTTGCTTCCGTTGAACTCTTCAATTCATCAAATTCTGTATCAGTTATAAACGAATATACAAAATAATTAACTTCAACATAACTCACTATATTGTATATTCGTTCGTGTATAAAACTTGACAGATAAATACACCCTTTGGTTTTTACTACATTAGGGTATTTATCCATAAATTCAACAACATCTTTTGGTAAATTTTTCTTGAAATATTCGTCGGCAAATTTACCAAAATTCTCAAATTCTTTTCTTGACTGCTCTATAATAGGCTTGATTATACTTTTTGCAATCCTATCTTTTTCACTAACTGTTAATCTTTCGCTTGCCATATCAAAATTCGTTTTTCTTGTTAGCAATAAAATAAATGTAATCGTCATTTCCGAACTTAAAATCCTTTCTCGGTCTTCCCTGTAACCGGGTGTCTATTCCGATAGGGTTCATTTCGGACAATTGGAAAGTAAGGTGCTTAACATCTTCCGTTATATCCACCGCTCCGCGCACTTCATTAAACGGGTTGTCCCTTGTCTTCGTAGCGAAGTTTTCCACCATGAAAACCTTATAGGTTCCCAAAAAGTTTACCGTTATGAACTTGTAGCCCGTGAGAGCTACAAGTGTCCATATATTTTCTATTAATTCATTCATTATCCAAATTTTTTAAAGTCATTCACATAAACCAAATAGTCTTTCTCGTAAAACTTCCATCCGTCATACAACCTATCGAGATAATTTTTAATCATCCTCATGCAAGCGGCTTTCATATAGTTCTTTTTCTTATTTCTTTCGAGAAAGGCGTTCAATTCTTCGTAATTGTAACCGCCTTCTTCATTAAACAACTTTGAATCATCGTTGCTAAAATTTCTGATTTCGTTTATCTTCTCGTAAATGTTATTCTTAAGTTCTTCAAGTGATTTCATAACCTTATCTTTTTTATTTGTTTGACTTATCATCTCTTAATCTCACAATGCAAAGATAAGATTATGTTATGAGATACGCAAGTGCTTATGTCGTTTTAACATATAATTAACATATCACCCACCGAAAAAATCCTTAGTCATTTTATCCCTTTTAGCCTTTATAATCTCGCTAATACCGTCTTTTTCAAGACCTTTCTTGTATCTATCTTTGAGAATAGAGGCTTTGTTTTCGTTGGACTGGGAGCCGAAAGAAGCGAACGCCACGTTTATATCACCTTCGCTTTCCGGCAATTCCTCACGATACCCCATCTGTTTTCCGCATACCTTGCAGTAAGGTATATTAATAGGTACGGTTCCCTTATCAGTATATTTGAACATCGGGCGTGTCTCTATAATTTCCTTCCCGAATTCCGTACATTCCTTGTTTTCACATTTCCAGTATATCATCTTTCTTTGTTTTTAACTGGCAATCCTTCCAATACCAAGGTTACACAATCTTCAAAGCTCATAACTTTTGCACCGTCTTCTTTCCATCTGTTGATATCTTCCTCCTCTTCTTCCGGTGTCGGTCTGAATATCTTCCGGCACAATTCCCTTTGATACTCTTCGTTCTTTTCCTTATCATCACCATACATTCGGCATTCTCCCAATGTATTATAATAATCTTCTTCTGTCATTCCTGCCTTAAAACAAGCAACCTTTATTGCTACATTAGGCGTTATAAAACTTTTTCTTATATATTCTTCCATACCATTGTTATTTAAAATGTCTACGTCCATATTCAGCCATCAACAAAGAATCAGCAAAGTTATCGTCGTCCTTTAGGCTCCTGCTGGAGCGTTTTAAACTCACGTCCGGGAAAATACGGTGTGCAGCCACGATACTCATTTTCTTCACGTCCTTTACCGTTTTGGTTCCGTCATTTTTTGTTACCATCTTTATACCCTTATGCATGTCCGACTGCCATTTTTTAGGCGGTATCTTTGTGTAGGGTAATCCAGCAATCGCACAGAAAAATTCCGGCACGCACGAATTATAACCGAACGTAAACGTTCCTTTTGCCGAAGAACCGTATAATGCGTGTACATCCTCTATTACAACATGCCGGACTTCATACCCTTCGACAAAAGCAAGAAGTCTGTTTGCTGTTTCTATCATGTCCACCACCTTAATGTCCTTAAAGATGGGTTCTGCTTTGACAAAAGTTCCATCTTCCGCAATCATTGATACAAACCCCTTTGTTCCGGGGTCAAATCCCATAAATACTTTCATGTTACACCTCCAGTCTTGATATTCCGTTTTCTTTTATTACTTTAAGTTGCTTTATCTCGTCATTAAGCTTTGGTACATGCGTAACAATCAATATTGATTGTTTCAAAAACTCCGTAGAAGCTATTATATTTTCTATACCCAAAGAATCGCTGCTTTCCAACACTTCGTCCAGCAATAAAAAATCCATGCCTCCATATTGTTTTGTGGCATTAATCATGCTTTGTATTGCAATGATAAGAGCCACTTCCACACGTGCCTGTTCACCGCCCGAATAGAAGAAAAAGCTTTCCATTTCGTCACGGAAAACATAGGGCGTTATCTCCTCTTTCAATGTTCCGTTCGCATTCCGTTTGAAACCTTCAATCATCAGACGCAAATCGCTTTTCATTTTCTTTAGTACATCATTGGCAGCACTCTGAATATTCTTTATCTGCTCCATTGCCAGGTACATCTTAAAGTCTTTAAAACGGCTATCCCATTGCTGTACTTTGAAAATCTCGTTTTTCTTGTCAAGAATTTTTTTGTTGCCTTCCTCTATGTCCTTGGAAAGTTTTTCTACCGCCTTTTCCTGGTCTTTGATAGAGGGTCTTTCCGCTTTCTGCTTTTTCAATTCCTCTATATACCCAGTCTTGGAATCAATGAGAGAACGGTTTGTTTCAACCTCTAAACGCATTTTGACAATAGAGTTTTCATACCCTTTCTTCTCGCGCTCAAAACCCCTTATACGGTCTTCAATCTCCATCAGCTTGTCAACCACCTTTCCACGACGGACACGCAATTTGCGTTCTTCCTCCTCCGTTTCCTTCCTTACATCCTGGTATTGGGAGATAAGGTCTTCCAGTTCATTAATAGAGGTTTCATATTCATTTTTCTTTACCGTATTCTTGTCAATGGCTGTTTTATAAGCCTCTTTGTCAGCCTCCAGTTCTTCAAAATCCTTGTCAGCATCCATAAAAAACTTATGATTGCAGTTAGGGCACACAATGACGCCAGAAAGCAATACTTCAACCTTCTGTAATTTCTTCTCATAATCAGCTAATTTCAATGCGTAATCTTTACGCCTTTCCTCCTTGTTCGATTTGTCTTTCTTCAATCCGGCTATTTCCGTGTCTATCTCCTTATAGGTGTCCTTGTAAGCGTCCATATCGAAGCTTTCAAACTCCTTGTTCACTTCTTCTTTCAGCTTTACAATCCCTTCGATATCCTTGTCTACACCTTCGATATCCTTTTCCGCTTTGGGAATACGCGTCCTTACAAGGTCTTCAATAAGAATTTGTAAAGAATATATTTCTGACTGAATCTCACCTATAATACCCTTTTTCTTTTCTTCCGGGTCTTCGCTTAACACTTGCTGTATCTGTTCCTCATAGGCTTGTTTCTTGCCTTCCGCAACATTTTTCAAGCATTCTTCTTTGTGCAATTCTTGTTCCAATATTCCGACTTTTTCGGAAATCACGCCTTTTGTCTTGTCAATATTGGAGAAATTGACAAAGCGACTTATCAAGGCAAGTTTCTCCGTATTGGACGAACGAAAGAAAGACGAATAATTACCCTTGGTTACAATATAATAGGACTTGGCATCTTCCGGTGTAATCTCAATCCAGTTAATCACGTATTTGTTCGCATCCAGTACAGTGGCTACCGTTACGGGTGTCTCCACATCATCTTTCTTTAGGGTCAGCGATACTTTGGAAGAACTTTTCAATGGAATTGTACGCTCAATTATCAGCGTTTCTTTCCGTTTTTGACAAAATATTTCAACTTTAGTATAGGCTTCTTTCATGCCTTTACGTATCAGTTTCTTGTCTTCCTTTCCTCTTAGATTAACTCCGTATATCGCATAGAACAAACCTTGTGACAACCCAGTCTTCCCAGAACCATTAGAAAGCTGGTCTTCCTCCGTCCGGTTCTCTCCAGTCACTCCTAAAGTTTCTTTCGTGAAGGTGTAGTCAAGTTCTTCAAATGACAAAAAATTTCTTAATATCAATCTTTCGGGGTACATAACGTCTCTGTCAATTTATTTTTAATTTCATTAAACAAATCCTTATCCGACAACGCTTTTTTAGCGTTATCCATTCCCTGTCCTAACCGGGTCTCGCCATAGTAAAACCAAGCACCCTTTTTAGAGCAAATACCCTCTCTTATGGACATATCTATAAGCTCTTGTACCGTATCGAATCCTACACCGTACTCTAACATTACTTGGCATACACGGAAAGGGGGTGCAATCTTATTCTTTACAACCTTTATTTGTGTCTTGTTGGCGGTTGCCACTCCATCGGTCTTTTCCGTGCCTATACGGGCAAATTCCGCTCTTTGGGTGGCATAGAATTTAAGTGCTTCGCCTCCTGGTGTGGTTGTTGTAGGGCCGAATCCCATACCCCCGATTTTCTGCCTCGTCTGATTGATACATAGGAGGATGTTTCCGTTTTTCTTACATACGTTTTTTAAGATGCTTAACTGCTGTGACATAAGGCGCGCTACAAGCGCTATCTTTGCATCTCCTGCCTCACCCTGTAAAACAGCTTCCGGCACCAATCCGGCAACCGAATCAAGCACCACCAATCCGATATCCGGCACCTCCAGCATCTCACGCACGATTTCAAGCGCCTGTTCCGCACTATCTGGCTGTGACATTATCCACTTGTCGCGGCTTAAATCAACTCCAAGCGCTTTTGCGTATTCCAGGTCAAGCGCTTGTTCCGTATCCACATAACCCACCGCTTTTCCAAGTGTTTTTTGTATAGACGCACTTAGATGTAATGCCGCAGAGCTTTTGCCGCTCGAAAATCCTCCGTATATTTCGTGTATTCTTCCAAGCGCAAAACCGCCTCCCAATATTTCATCTAATGCCATGCTGCCAGAAGACACAGTGTCTACCTTTATATCGTTGCCTACTACCGCTTCCTTTCCGAAGCGCTTTTCTATTCTTCCAAATAATTCTTCCAATCCCATTATAATACCTCCTTTAAAATTTCCATTCCTTCATTATAGGAGTAATCATTTTGTTTACAAAATTCCTTGAATTTGTCTGCAATATCGGAACCTGACAAAGCTTTGATTTCTTCTGCTGTCTCCACCTCTTCCGTTTCCAGTTCTACGGACTTAACTTTCACGTCCACACCAAGTTTTCTATATTCTTCCTTGTCGATAGAGGAAATTGCATCTTTTGTGCCCACGAATTCAACACGAATAAAATCTTCCTTGTTTTTCTTCTGAAAATCTTTTACAATCTTATCCGCTTGCTTGAAAGTCGTGTTTTCCAAGTTCACGGTGACTTTTCTGTACCGTTTTCCTTTTGACGGAATAAACGCGTATGTCAAATCATCATCCAATAACCAAAACCCCTTTTTATCATCTTCCCCGAAATTGTTCTGGGTAATACTTCCCAGGTGCACGATATTCTTTCCTATTTCCTGGAAATCGTGGTAATGTCCGGAAAAGACCATACCGAAATTCTTAAACAAAGAAGGTTTTATATCACTTTCTACCTCGCTACCATCATTATTCCTGCTTCCCTGGAAAGCAATATGAGTAAACAGCACGTGTGTTTTATGGTCTTTTTCCTTTAGTACATCTTTCATTTCTTTTAACCAAATCACATTATCGAAAAACGGCATAAAATAGCAGAATATACCGCCTATCCCGAAAGCGTCCAATCCGGTAATTAATCTGAACCCTTTATGGTATTTAAAAGCGTCCAAAAACGACCTGTCCGAACTATAATCGCTCTTATCGTGGTTTCCAGGAATGCAATATATTTTATGACCCCTCATTGCATACATATCGAGAATAGAAGAAAAAGCATTTAAAACATCTTGTCTCTGTGATATACGGGAATCGAATATATCACCAAGCCATACATGGCTGGTTATACCGTTGTCTTCCGCTACATTCAATTCCTGCCTCTGTAATTCCATTATCTCTTCAATATTGGAAGGCTTCAAATGCCAATCCGTACTTATTATCATCTTCCCGGTCACGTTATTAAAATTTTTAAGTTTATTCATCAAATTCGTATTTATATCACAAAATATTTACTCTGATAGGGTTAAACGCCAACCCACTACCGATTATCTGCCGTACGGCAGAATCACCGAATACTTTTCTTGCAATACCAATTGAACCGTTTATATCTGCATTAATCAGTTGATTTACAGATGATTGGAACAATCCGCGTTTCTTTCTGTTTCCAAGGTAAATATCATGTTTTTCGAGAGTTTCAAAAGCAAAATGGTCTACTTTGGATGTATAACTTTCTTCCGTTATCTTTACATCAATGCCGACTAACTTTGCCTTGTAGGAGATTTTGTCAACAAGACTTGAAAAAGGAATTTCAACAAAATTCTGATTGTTCTTCTTTCCAAGATTGATATTGTTCTTCCAATTCTTATTAAGACCTATTACTATCGTACCTATATCGTTTTTCTTGCAAAAATCAATGATAAACTTGCTGATTTTATGCATCTTGTCATTAATCCATAAGTTACGGTAACAAACTAACCTCTTTAATCTTTTTGAAATACCTTTATCTCCTACAAAAGACATCCGTCTTGCTTTTGTTTTGTTGAACCATTGATTAAAAGATTTGACAACTTTCCCGTTTACAATGAAAAACCTTTGGTTTACATTGTTGGTACATGTACATAAATTGTTCAATCCTAAATCAATCGAAAGGAAATTATCTTTCTGTAAATCAAGATTTTGTTCCTTTCTTTCATAAATCACTTCCACAACATAGCATGTTGCTTGCGGCACAATTCTTACTTGTTTAAGTTCTTCTTTCTTTACATTTGTTTTAATTGGTTGTATAATGTTTTTAATAAAATGAATATATCCATCTTGTTTTACTCTACAAGAAGCAGTAGTGAAAACAATCATGTTTTGTTTCTTGCTGCTTTTGTATTTCGGTAATTTGGGTTTTGAGTGAAACTTTGAAGGACTTTTCTCAAATTCCTTAACACTCCTCATCCATCCTTTTATAATTGAAAATACTTGTGCTATCACTTGTTGAGAAATAGAAGAAGGCAAATTTCTGAAATCAAACTGATTTTCTCTGTTTAATTTAGTTGAAAATTCATATTCTTTCAAATAACTATTTGAGAAGATGCCTTGACGGACATTATACAAAACATAATTGTACAATAATCCGGACTTGTGGCAAACTTCCTCAAATCGGTTATCCTTGATAATATGTCTCTCAACCAGTCTCATTTCTCAATCAATCTTATTGTCAGAAATTTCAATTATTCGCTTATAACGCAGTTACCTTTAATGTATTGTCAAGATTTTTCAAAACATTATCTTTCTCTACTTCCTTGTCAAAATAGAAGCTCTCCCAGACATTGGAAATTTTTAAAGCTATTCTGAACTTCTTGGTTGACTGTGAATACCCCTCGTCATTGTATCTGCTGATAGAGGCAATCTTTATCCTTTTATTGTTTATCTGTACAAACATAATCTTACCAAATTATATATGTTCCGCTTAATCCCACAAACACATCAAAATCCTTATTGAATACTCCATATCCGGCACCTACAGACACCCCGAATCCAAATCTTTTCTTTTTCTCCGGTTTTGTCCACATTGTAACGTCACCTATCTTTCCGGGCAGTTGGGAAGTTATCTCCATACGGTTACTGTCCCCTATACGCTGGTTTGTCAATAGAAATTTGTTGGTTATATTGAAGTTAATCTTATACTTTGCCAGGTGTGTAGCCCATACTTGCAAGTCATATCCCACCGTATCGGTTTCTTCCTTGAATGTATAGAGACTGTCCGTTTTCCTCAATTCGGAAACCTCTCTTTCCAGTCCTTCGTACTTGTATTTCCATTCAAATTCCACTGCCTCTACAAGTGCTTCCTTTTCCTTCAATCGATTGTATAATTCTTTGTTTTCTTTTTTCAATTTAGAAAAACTTTCGGAATTGTAAACCTTTGTATATCTGTTTAAAGAATCGGTATAAAATTCCACTTCATATAACAACCTTTCATTCTCCCTTGCTTTCTTGATAGATAAGAATAACAATATGAGTATTATTATCATACCCGAAATAAGGATTATTCTGTAAATATTTTTCATAATAATAGGAATAATGGAAGGGTAAAAATTACCCTTCCTTGTGTGATTTATTTTGAAGTTCTCGCTTTCAAGTTTCTTAAGCGCGACGCAATGGAATTAGGAACGCTTGCTGATGCTTCCCTTTCTTCAACTGCCGTATCTTCCGGTTCTGGGTCTGCCGCTCCTTGTTCTTCGTCTTCCGGCTCTTCGTAATCCTCAAAAGGCAGTTCACCACCTTCCTGTGCAATGTCGTACCATTTACGGAGTTCTGCTACAGTCAGTTCTTCCGGTAATTCCTTGTCTTCGTAGTTATCGGCAATGTAGGCACGGAGTTCCTTTTTGAGGTTCGTCAATGTAGGATAACCGCCTGCCTTCTTTTCCGTCTTTGTTGGTTCTTCTTTCGGTTCCTCCATTTTCACCTTCTTTGTCTCAGGGGCTTTCTTAGGAGCTTTCTTTTCCTTGATTTCATCCTCTTCCGGAACCAATTTGTCAAGTTCTTCGAGTTTGTTCAAGAATACGTCGTCCTGGAAAATACCGTATGATTGTTCCTCGTCGATTCTTTCCAATCCTTCCAACTGCATATCCCAGTCTTTACGTGAAAAGACATCTACATACATATCATCCAGGGTAGGCAATTCTTCCATGATACCGAACACTTCGTCTGATACACGGTTTTTAGCAAAGAAATCGTCCCAAGTCTGGCGCTTATTAGCATCCGGCATACCACAAGTAATGTCAAAATTTTTCTTTTTGTTTTCGTCCGTGGTGACATTGACAATCAACGGATAACCTTCGTCCGGGTCAGAAAAGATGTCAAGATTAATAATACCATCGTCAGAACCGCCTGCGCGCTCCATAGAAATGTTCTTCATTTTCTTCCACCAATCCGGGCGCAAATCAAGACGGTACACGTCATTTTCGGCCCATACATAAGCCACATAGTTAAGCATGGCTTTCATGCCCCATATCCATTGTTTTTGCTTGTTGCGATAACCGCTGATAGGATAGAGGAATTTTGCGCGCTCTTCCTTGTCCTGGATATCATTTGCCAGGTTATACACGTGGCTGATATAGGTCAGCACTGCATCTTCTCCATTCATCCGGTTGCTGTGGATATCAGAAGTAAAGACGTCTTTTTGTCTAATTTCCTTCTTTCCGGTGTCTTTCCCGTCCTTATCATATACCGCACATTCGATAGGAAGTTTAACCGTCTTTCTCGGCATATAGGGTTTCCCTGTCAACGACGGCAATACGCGCAATACATATCTTCCGTCTTCGCTCAGATTAAAAAATGAGGCTCTGCCGCCTTGTCCAAAACCACCGCCCATTGTTGCGGCTGCTTTTCCTACTGTTTCATCAATTGATTCTACACTCGCTTTTTTGTACTTACTTCTATCAAAAGCCATAACACAAATTTTTTAAAAATTAATAATCAGTTTTTACTATCTTAAAAGTATTTATTTTTCCTTCAATAAGCTCTTTTTCAAAGTCTTGCGGCACAATCTTTGGCAACAAATTGTTAAGTTTCTTGTCCTTGCTTTGTACTGCCCAAAATAGGGTGTCTAACTTGTCTCGCTTCGATTCTATCTCAATAAGATTCATCAAATTTTTCTGATACTGTTCATTGAGTAATATAGCATCCTCCAATCCTTTTTCAGTCAGCTTAAATGATTCTCCATCAATCGTTATTCTTCCTCCATTTGTAGCCGCTTCCCTCCTTAATTTCTTCCTCAAATTAGCTGCAAACACATCACAAAACAGTTTCTCTTCCTTCGCTTTCTTTTCGTATTCAACTTTCATTAGACCGACCTTGTTAAGCAATCCAGATACCGTTACCGCCTCTCCATAAAGATTCGAGTAATTGATTGTCGTAACATCATCGAGTTCTATCTCCTCGTCCTTGTCCGGTGATACCAAAACAACGGTCTTGGTACCGATTTCTACCATAATTTTCATATCAAAATATTTTACGTCAATACAGTAAACAATGAATTAACATTCGCCTGCAAAATATATTCTCCTCTAAACTTATCCCACACAATCACGCCATTAACCAACAAAATGTTCTTTTTACTACCCCTTAAAAACTCTCCGTATTCTTCAAACAACTCTGGAAAAATAGTTACATTTATAAACTCATAATTACTTTCCAATACTATAGTGGCAAATATACCCTTCTTGCTTTTTCTCTCTATTATCTCAATTACATAACCGCCTATCACGGCACGACGGGTTTTCTTGGAATTTATGTCCCAAAATTTTATCTGAGACACGTCCTGGAACTCCGTTTCGTCGTCTAATTTAGGCATATGATATTCATTCACCAAATCATAATAATCAAAAAATGCAAAACCGGACGTTCTTTTTTGTTGTAACAACCACCACCAGTTATTGCGTTCTTTACGAACTTTCATAATATTGGTAAGTAAATCCTTATCCTCCAATACTTTGACCCGTTTATTTTCTCGATACATCTCAATAAGGTCCAAACGGTCTTTCGGTTCCTGGATATTCTCTAATTCGTCAAATGCGCCTGCAAATATCAAGTTCTCAATGACAGATTTATTTACCGGACTACCTTTAATCACACATCGGTCTATAAATTCCTCCAAGGAGAAAAACGGACCATTCTTCTTTTTCTCTTCCGATATATATTCCTGCGCCCTTTCTCCGCATTGCTTTACTGCATTGAATGCCCAGTACATGCTGCTTGTCCGGTAATCGGACACAATATTTACATCTGACTTGTTGATGTCTACCGGATGTATCTTTATCTCACCGGACTGCTGTATTTCGTTTACATAATAGGGTATCTTTTCGTCCTTCGCAAACGAGAATGTAGCACTCCAATACTCAATAGGATAATGTACCTTAAGCCATAGGCATATATAGGCGGTCATTGCATAACAAACAGCATGGGATTTATTGAATCCATATTTCCCAAATTCTTCCATTTGTTTCCAAAGGTTTTCTGCATATTCCTTTGTAACCCCTTTATCTTTATATTTACTTGCATATCCTTTTATAAACTCTTCTCCATATAACTTTAGCTTATCTAATTTCTTCTTTCCCATACATTTTCTAATGGAATCGGCTGTTTCCAAGTTAAAATCTGCTAATTTTTGACAAAATAACATAATTTGTTCTTGAAAGCAATTATGTACTACTAATCCTTCGCATGTAAAACTATGTACATTTTCAACTTCCAAATCATATACATGCTTAACACCATCTTCATGAATAGAAAAAACTTGTCCCCAAACCAAATGATTTACTTCCAAATTATATTTTTTCAATCTTCCATAAAAAGTACATCCTTCTGTTATTCCTCTATCTATATAATAAGGTATTTGATTTTTAGGAAGCTTAAATCCAGCTTTTTCACTTATTGGTGTATTTTTATAAATTCTGAATCTTAATTTATTGTCTACATCATACCAAGTTAATAAATACAATCCATCATTCCCTTTTCTTATAGAAGAGTAAATTCTATATTCTTGCAATTTGCAATATATTTGCCAAGACAAATTGTTATTAGATAAATGTAGGGTTCTATTACTCATACATCCATCTCCTTCGAGTATTCCAGCTATCATATCAATAGAACAATCTTCTGGCAAAAATTTTGTATCAAAGTTCTTTTTCCATAAACCCTTCTTTTTTAAAAGAGATATTAACGGATTCGGTTTATAATTTTTACTAAAAAATCCATTTTTACCATTTTTCGCTACAAGCATAACACGATAAGATACTGCCATTTTCTCTTTTGATATAACTCTTTCATATCTTTTTATGCTACATATACAATCTGGATATACTTGCAATAATATATTTTTTACAATTTCTGCTACTTCCATATTCCCTACAGTAAAATATGGACTACTTGCACAACGCCCCTCTGCAATAAAGAACCCTATCAGCCAATCTTCCAAAGATTCTTTCTCTTCAATTTTTCTTTCTTTCCCTCTCCAAAAACCTTTTATAAAATCTTTTTTATTGATTAAATCTTTAGCTTCTTTCCACCCGTTTTGGGTTAAAACCTTATGGTCTGGAGTAACTTTTATTTCTCCTCCAAAAGAGGTATGGATAGATAAAACTTCTTTTTCTCCTTTATCTATCACCCTCAAAACTTTTTGGTAGCTTCCATCTTCCGTTAAAACTTTTTCACCACAAACAATATCTTTAATTTTTTTTACTCCATCTTCCAAAATAACTTCTGAATCCTCTGAAACACACATCAACCCGTACGTGTTTTCCACCACTTCTTCACCACCTATAGGCATTTCTTCCGTCCAGTCCTTTTCCCCGTTCTTCCGCAAAATATATTCATTGTGAAAATTGTTTTCCATAGGTCCAGGTCTATAGAGTGCCACGCATGCAGACAGTTCATTTATGTTTTCCGGTTTCATCTTTACGCAATATCCGGATAATCCGGCTGAACCAAGCTGGAAAACATCGCCCAGCCATCCTTTGCCTGCATACTCGAATACTTGTTTATCGTCCAAAGGCAAGCTGTATATGTCAACGTCTATTCCGTGATTTTCCTTTATCAAGCGTAACATTTCCTCGAACTTGTCCAACTGGATAATCCCCAAAACATCTTCCTTTAAGAAGCCTGCCTCTTCCACTTCCGAACCTTCCCAGTCCGTAACCACAAGTCCTTTTTGTGTATGTACGGGCATCCATTCATAAGACGTTTTTCCGTCCGGCAACACTACGGTTCCGCACGCATGCACTGACTGGCTTTTAGGCGAACCAAGAATAACCATCATATCATTAAACGTTTCTGTATGTTCCTTGACAAACTTCTTTAGGTCCTCTTTCCCACATACAGTCTTGAAAAACTCTTCTATCGTCTTTTCTTTATCATCTCCAATACAAGCGGTAAACCATCTGTATAACTGTACTGGTATACCGTCTGCACGCGCCATATCGGATATTGCCTCTTTTAATTGGAAGGTAGTATAGGTGCCAAGCGAACAAACCTGCTCCTTGCCGAACCGTTCTTCCATGTAAGCTTTTATCTCGTCCCGTCTTCTGCCGGGAAAGTCGGTATCTATATCGGGCATTGACCCTAATACGGTCTTTGCCCGACGCTTTATTTCAATATTTTTTACTATCATACCATTACTCGTTTATCAGTTCGTCACCTTCTTTTAACTCTTTGGCTCTAATTATCATTTCTTCACCATTCCGGACAATCTTTATAAAGGTATTGCCGGATATTTCCCTTTCTCCGTTTATTGTCACTACCTCTTCCTCTTCATGTCTTATCAAACGTCCTTTTGTCAAAAATCGACTGAATAGGAGTTCATATTCCAATGGATTTACATTGACAATACCAAGGAGATAAGAAACAAGGCTTCCGGCGCTGCTTCCGCGCCCCAATCCGACCAAAATATCGTTATCCCTTCCCCATCTGATAATATCCCTCAGCATCAAAAAGTAGTCCACTACATCACCTTCCTCTATGATGGATATTTCCGTATTAAGTCTTTCCGTCAGTTCCTCTTCACTGTATCTGTCCAGTATTTCCGGATGTTCTGCCAGTCCGTCGAACACAAGCGATTCAAACATTTCTGTATTGGAGGCGTATTTCTTTTTCTCCTCTTCCGTCATTACATATTTAGGTGCATGCCTTACCTGTGTCTCCAACAAATAATTACAGTTTACCGATATATAATTAAGATTTACCAAAGCTTCTTCAAACAATCCGAAAAACTTGTCCTCGTCCGGTATCAGCCTTGACAGTTCTTCGTAATACTCTTGATAGTTCTTCATGTACTGGTTATCACTCTCATAATTCGCAACCTTTGCAAGCTTGTTAAGCTTTTCCCTTATAGGTGCATACCGCCTTTCAAGATACCAAGCGTCACATACTGCCACGGGCTTATACACACCCACGAACTTTTTCAGATTATCAAGATATTTTTTATCCCGGTCATTCTTCTTGTATTCCACGGTATCAAGCTGGTAATAGGTGTCATTCCATTTTCTTGACAATATGGGGAGATTTTCAAACATACATGTTTTCGGGTCAAACAACAAGAAACACCCGTCTTTCATTTCTTGCAATTCCTTTTCCGTGATAAAGCCTTTTTCGTCGACATTCAGAATCTTATTTATTTTCAGTAGGTTATTCCATCCCTCCTTGTCCTTGACTATCAGCTTTACTGTATATCGCACGTCCTTCTGCTCATTATATACGGTAACTTCCATACCGAATATAGGTCTTATATCACTTTTTAGACACGCATTCTGAAACTTGAACGCTGATGCAAGCGTATTCTTTTCGCATATACCAAGCGCTTTTATTCCTAAAAATTTCGCTTTTTCTACCCAATCGGAATAAGAGTGCATTCCGTTCATCAATTCAAAATTGCCGTGCACACCTATATAGGTGTCAAATCTCAAGCTTTCGTCAAACAAATTTGCCTTTCCGATATACTGCAATCGGTTAAGTTTTACTTTATTCTCATCTCCCTTTTTAAGGTAATACCATACATCACCGAACCGGAAAACGTAATTGTCGCATTCTGTCCGGTCTCCTACCCACTGAAACGAATCGTCAAAGAAAATTCCGTTATCTTCCTTGTCCCATTGGAAAGGTTCAAACAACTCGAATGTTTGCCCGTCAATCTCTATAATATTGTTATCTAAAGCATTGAAAGACAAAAAGTTATCCTCCAAATATTTGATTAAATCTTTATACAACTCTTCCATAATTTTAGGGTATAAAAAGGGAGTGAAGCGTATTTACTTACACTCCCCGTGAAAAATCAAATCTAATAAAAAACGGCAAGTTTATGATTTGTCAAAATGGTTTCTACAGCAAACGGAAACAACGTTGTAATGCGTTCCTATTTCCTTTGCAATCCGACTGAATGACCGACCGTCATTCTTTGCAAGTTCTTCCCACACCTTATACGATATACTTCCTTTCTTGTACGGGTTTTCTCCTTTAGGTGAAAGGTTAAACTTTTTCTTGACATACCCCTTTTGGGTGTTTATCGAAGCTTCCTTTGCATATTCTTCAATCGTCTTTCCTTTTGCTTCCAGTCTTTCAACAACCTGCTGCAAAAGGTCTTCTTTCTTGAATCCGGAAACGTTCTGCATTCCAAGCTTCCGACCCACATTTCTCAAAGTCAACAAAGAAACCTCCACGTCTTACTTCTCCCTTTTTCCAAATACGGCATCCTTAATCTGTTGCACACGCTCTTCTGTTGAACCGGAAACAGAAATGTAGGGTATTCCGTAATTATCTACAATCTGCTTTATTTTACGGTCGATTTCCTTCTGGTATTCTTCATCTTCCGAACGGACCTCATCACCTTGCAATCTGAATGTAATAGGAAGATAGACAAGCAAAGGAAACTCGTATTTCTGCTTTACAATCTGGCGTTTTTCCTTGAAGTCTTCTTCTGCAAGATTGTTGTATTCCGGGACTTTCGGGCTACAGTTATCAAAAAGCCATGAAGTGTACGCGTTCACATCAATAATACATCTGTCACTAATGGAAGGCTGTTTCATGGCATCTTCCATTATTTGAGTGTATTTATCGAATATTTTCTTTTGTGATTCGGACGTGCCTTCTTCATTAATGGTTATCCCTTCTTCTTCAACCATCGTTCTGACAACATTCGTATAAAACTTCCAGTTATCAAATTCCGGTTCGTTTTGCAAGGCTTTCAATAGGGTTGTCTTCCCTGTACCCTGCGCCCCGGTCATTAATATTTTATCATAATTTCTCATCTGTTGTCTCCTGCTCCATGAATTTTGTCACGCTGTTTGCGTGAAAACAGTTTTTCGATATTCTGTTCGGCAATCTTTTCCGTATCAAGACCGACGCGGTTAATCATACTGTTTATAACCTTCCAAGCGTTTTTCCAGGCTTCCAAAACAGCTTTCTTTCTTGCTTCCGGAAATACATTCTGCTCGGATTCTTTCCAATCGTCACGCAACCACTTTTTAACCTGGTCTGCAATCTTTCCAACTTCCACGGGCAAATCAAACACACCTGCACCTTCCGCATTTGCCAGCGATTCTTTCCAATCCCAGCCTTCAATATCGAGATTGCACTCTTTGCGAATCATAGCGAGATACCAAAACATATCTCCAATTTCTTTAGAGATTTCTTCCGTTTCTGCCTCGTTATTGATTTTCTCATAGGTTTCTCCCATCTCTGAACACAAACCAAGTGTTACATAGGACAAAGCCACTTTTTCGTTATAGCAAGCTGTGGTAGCTGCCTTTTCTTCATACTCGAAATAATCCATATCTTTTGTTTTTAATTATACTGCAAATATAGTAATTTAATTTTGAGATAAACAAATGTTATCTCCATTATTTTAAGTCTTTCATATCTATTTTTTCTAACCATCTCATTTTGAAGTAGGTATAAGGAATCTGTTCCGGTATGTCATTAACCCATATTACCACATTATCGTCATTTGGATGGTTTATTTTCACCTTATATTCCTTTCCCTTGTATATCACTATAGTGCCTGGTTTCAATAGGTGGAACCTGTCCCAGAACATAACCGACTTTTTCGTTTTCTCCGAATATTGCAAGTTCGGCAACCCGTATTCCTGCAAAAATTCCTTCAAATAAAAATCAGAAAACGCCTTGTCACTGTCGAACATTGTTCCAAGACGGAACCTTTGTTTCAAATTCAGAATCTTTGCCTTCTTCTTCTCCGCTATGTCCTTATATATCTTCACAAGCTCGACACTCTCTATACGATTGTAAACTATCGAGCGTAATTTACAACTCAAATACTCCAATTGCAAGTTAATTACAAACTGCTCCAGACTGATTTTCCGTGATTTTTCCATGTCCTTATTTTTGACTTCAAATCTAACAAAAATTAGGGTAAATGGCAAAAAATCAAGACTATAAATGCTTTGTGTAATAATTAATCGGTTCCGTCATATTATCAAGCGCCCATAGAAGTTCTTCTTGTGTCGCATCTCCGGGGTCTTTCTTTTTGTCTTCCAGTTCGGCAATCTGCACATTGAAGTACCTTTGTAGGGTCATTGATACCGTCTTAATCATTTCCGGTTTATCCGGGTCATACATCAAAATCACATTCCTTATTCCCGGCTTGTCCCTCAATAGCTTTATCTGGCTTAACCCCATATTGTTACCGAACGTAAACACGCACTTTATATCGGGTGATTCGTAGAGATGCAATTTCGTGTCAACCGATATATAGTCAAACATCCCTTCTACTATTATAACCGTGTCCGTCTCGTCCGTTATATTGTCATATCCCCCTATCACATGGGAGAATCCGTCACGCGAATTTTCATACCTCAATACAAGCTTTTCCGTGCCCTCCTTAAACCTTTTAAGGTTCTCTTCATGCCATTCCTTACTTTTCTTTGAACGTGCCAGCCATGCGGCTAATTTGCCGTTCATGGTAAACTGGAATATGAACTTATCGTGCAGCTTTCTTTCAAGAAAGAATTTTGTTTCTGCCGGACGGAATTCTTCATAATATCTTTTCACAAATCCCCTCTTATCCAAATATTCATCCTTGTCTATATATTCCAGTTTTTTAGGAAGGGTGCATTCCTTGATTTCCTCTGTTGTTTCCTCTTCTTCGTCGTTTATTAGAGGGGTCAATTTCTGCATCTTTATCGTGTTCTCGTAATCCTGCTTTATGAGGTCTTTCCTTCCTATCTTTTCCAAGAACTTTTTTAAGGTGGTTTTCATGCCGCATTTGAAACAATGGAATGCACCGTTATTCCCGGCATCATTGAACTTTATCCCCCATTTCCCTTTTTTATTGCAAAAAGGACATTCCTTGTTCCTATCCTGCATGAAACCTTTTGCTCCAAACAAAGATAGGTTCAGTTCGGATATTACCTCGTTTTTATCAACCCTAAACATCTCCCTTTAAACTAATTCATAAATAATATATCCCAAAAAAGATATTCTTTCTTTACAGTCTTTCACCTTCTTTTTGCAAAACACATCAAAACCTCTTTCCAGGTTACTCTCTTTCATGGAGCAATATTTTCTTGAACTGTATTTAAGATTCTCGACTTCAAAACCGCAATACTTGGCAAATGTTTCTGCTCTGTTTTCAACTGCTTTCAGCACCTTTTCCTTGCTACCATAAATTTCTGAACTAACCCAGGAAATTTCTGCATTTTCAACGATAACTTCTCTAAAACATTCCATACTCTTATCTTTTATTTGTTTGACTTCTTTTCTCGCCTCCCTTAAGAAGACATTACAAAGATAAGATTATGTTATGACATACGCAAGTACTTATGTCTAAATTGTCTCTGTTTTAACATCATTTTGCTTTTCACCGTCTTCATCCTTTTTCTTTCTTGTCTTCTTTCCAGATGTAGAAGAAGTGAAACCCTTATCACCTCCGTAATATTCGGCTGTCAGCGCCTTGTCACAAAAACGTCCCCTGCCGTAATCCGTCACAATAGGGAAGGTATCTTTTACCGTATCATAATCACGTACTTTATCCATATAAATACGCATTATGTTCTGTTTCTTCTCCTCTCTTGTCCGGTTCCCAGTAAACACAAAAGAAAACGGCTTTACCAATGTCCTATCCCCTTCCGTATAACTTCTATCTATTACCTTGTCCGAATTGTCCCATATTTCCAACGGCACATTCCCAGCTTGTGCTGCCGTAAATCCCACCATTTTAAACTCTACACATAAGTTTTTTAAAAGTTGTGCACATGTCTGTAATTTTTCTTTTTTGAATGTAGGGTTATTGTCTACAACACGGTTTGTTCCGGTTGCCACAAGGTCTAATGAATCCAATATCAATACATGCGGATAATAACCGTTTTTCTTATAATAGGAGACTATCACATTACGAATATCCACCATAGTAGCCTGCCCGAATTTTTCAAATGAATAAACATCTATGTCCTTGGAATAAGATTTCATATTTTCAAAGGCCTTTTCTATTTTTTCAGCCAGTTTATCATCTATGACACCTTTTCTGATATTCCCGTATTTTTGTCCAGTCCAAAACTGGTCGTATCTTTCCAGACACGCACGCGCACCACCTTCCAACTGTATATGTAAGACTGGGTGCCCGTCAAAAGCTGCCTGCATACCGTGATACCTCAATACAGTAGACTTGCCGACACCCGAACGCATTATCCATAACACGGTATCTTCCATTGTAGCACCACCTTCCGAAATCTGGTCTATCTTATCAAGTCCGAACATTACACGTGACGGGATTTCCCCCTCTTCTTCTTCCCGTCTCCTCTTCATTCGCTTGTCAAAATCGGAGAACACTTTTTGGAAACCGCCTGCCTCATGCCTTAATGATAGGGATAGAATTCTTTGGCTCTCTTCCGCGTTTACCCGTATAGCGTCTTCTTTCTTCCCCTCTTCGTACAAATCATGTACTTTTTTGGAAAGTAGCTGGAATTCAACGTCTTTAATGTACGCTTCCAACTGGTCTATAATAATTTCCTTGTCTACTTTAGCGGCTGACTGCACGGCATCTATCGCCTCAATCACAAAATCACTGTCAGCGTATTTTTGAGACACCACACCCAAAGAAGGAACCTTATCTTTTTCCTTTAATACTTCTGTTGCCTCTTTTAATAAAAATTTGAAACCGGGCCACTCTTTGGGTATCAACTGATAGGTCAGATTATTTACCACCATTCGAGTGATATTCAAATCCATGTATACAAGCTTGAATAATTCTGCCATAAATCCGGCAGACAGTTTTTGCGCCATCTTTTTTAATTTAAAAATTGGGGCTACAAACGTAACCCCTTAATATGAGAAAAACAAATTGTTATTGTTAAATCAAACCAATCGATTTTCTTAAAAAATTTCCTGCGTTCTCTACTGATACACCCAACTTTCTCTGTATCAAAGAAACCATGTTATTGACTTGTTCTTGTGAATCCAAATTTCCTTTCACAAATTCCATCATAATGAATTTTTCTAAAAATCTTTCTTTCATAACCTTATCTTATTAAAGATTCAGGTAACTATATACCACTTTGCACTAAAATACTCGGATATATAGTTACCTAATATATCTATTCAGTTTTTTCACTCAATACTTTAGGAAAGGAAAATACACCACCAAATTTCACTTTGAT